TCATCGGCCCTGCTCCGCTTCGAGACGCGGCCCCGGCTGGCTGGCGTCGTACAGATGGGCGTGCGCTGGGCAGGCGTACACCTGGGTCCCGGCGCCGGACGAGGAATGCACCTCGTCGACGGCGACCGGCTCACGGGTGAGCTGCCCGTCGTGGCAGCAGTATTCGAGCTGTGGAAGTGGCTGTGTGTCGCTCATGGTGGCGTCTCTCTCCGACCCGACTCGGCTGGGAACACCATCGTCCGGAGGACATTGAGCCGATCCGATATGCAGGCCCTATCACCCAGGCATATCGTTCCCACGTGAGCAGTCGGGGACTCTGGGCAGACGTCAAACTGCGTGCCGCTTGGGCACGTCAGGACTGGGCTGCCATCCTCCGTGAATACCGGCGCGCCGCAGGCTTATCGCAGCGCGGTCTGGAGCCACTCGTAGGACTTGCGCAGCCTGACATTTCCGCGATCGAATCGGGCCGCCGGCAGGTGACGTCAGCCGAGGTGATGGCCCGCATCACCGAAGGATTGTCCGTGCCCTCAGAGTTGACCGCTGCCGTTTCCCGCCGCCCCGACCTCGACGAGTGGGGCCCGCCCACCGAACTGCGCGAGCGGATCGCCCACGGGCACACCACCGGCCGCACCGACCTGCGGACCGCCGACTGGATCGGCGAAGTCCTCGCACAACACCGGCGAGCCGAGGACGAAGTGGGCGGCCGGGACCTGTGGCCCGTCGTCCGCTCACAGCTCGACGCCGTCACCCTCCTCATCCCCGGCACGGCTGGGCCGGCTGCCGACCGGCTGATGCTCCTGGCCGCCGAGCATGCGCACTGGCTGTCGTGGGTGGCCGCGCAGAACGACCGGCCCGGGGTTGCCCTGGCCTGGCTCGACGTGGCGCACGGGTGGGCGGTGGACGGCGGTCACACCGATATGGCGTCGTGGGTGTACAGGGTGCGGTCGTACTACTCGTTGACCCGGGATGGTGATCCGATTCGGGCGTTGCGGACTGCTGAGGCCGCCCGATCCGTGACAGGCATGTCCCCTGCTGCCGAGTCGGTGGCTGCCCACCAGGCGGCGGTAGCGGCTGCAGCCTTGGGAGAAAGAGACCGTGCCCGTCGGCTCGCGGACGAGGCGTTGCGTCTGGCGACACGGGTCCCCGACGAGGGGGACCGGCCCGGGTGGCTGTACTGGCTCACCCCGGACCGCGCCCAGCTCCAAGCTGCCGATGCTGCGTATGCGTGCCGGGACTGGCAGGCTGCCGCCGAAGGGATTCGTGCAGCGCTGCCACAGCTGGGCGCCTACCCGAGGGACCACGCCTACTACCAAGCCCGGCTGGACGAGGCGATCCGACGGGCAGGCTAGTCCTCGTCGCCCTGCTGCCTCATCTTCAGGATCGCCGCCCCCGAACCGGGAGCGAGCCGGCCGACAACAGCAGCGTGGATGGCGCCCAGGGTTGGTGTCGAGTCGGGAAACTCGAAGACCTCTTCGCGCTGCTCCAGGTCTCTGGGTTCGTAGTCGTCGGGGCCGACGCCGGGCGGGATGACGCTGAATTTGATCGTGTACTGGGTGGTCATGGCGCCTGATCGTAGCGGTGGCCTAGGACACGAAAGACCCCCGGGGAGTCGGGTCCCCGAGGGTGCTGGTGGAAAGGGTAGCGGGATTGGGTGCTGGCGCGAAGGCCCTTATGTCAGACCGTCGTCGTAGGCTTGTTCGCATGCCCCCGACTCCTTCTCCTGCCACGCCTGTGCGCTCTCCTGCCGCGGTGAACGAGGACATTCGCGCGCTCTGGGCGCGGTCGGGGCGGGTGCTGTCGCCGGAGGGGCGCCGCGAGTACGTGCGGCTGCTGGTGGAGTGGGCTGCCGCGGTCCGGGCTGACGTCGTCGAGGCGGCGTAGCGCTACGCAACGTGACGACTGGACCGGCGGATGCAGCGTTAGTTACACCTAGACGTAACTAACGCTGCATTCCCTGTCGCCCACTCGTAACACAGCGCAACGACACCCTGTCTCGCGACCCGTTGTCAGTGCCGCCGTTTACGATCCACCCCGTGGCAAAACCGAGTGATGAACTGATCGAGCTGGCGCGTGCGTCCATCGAGGCGCAGGAGATTGCGGCGAGCGAGCCGTACAGCGAAGAGGGCTGGGCGCCGTGGCGTGCCGCGGCAGAGGCGTTCCAGGCTGCGGTGACCGCCGAGGCCGAGGCGACACCCGAAGTGTCGCGGTACGAGCTGGAGATGGCGGCCAAGGCTGCCGTCCTCCATCCCGAGCCGGAAGACAGCTGACGCAGCTCCGCCTCGCCCCTTGGCGCTGTCCTCGGGGCGAGGCGGGAAGCAATCACCCTGTTTCGCGGGCCACTTGACCCTGGGGATTGATGCGATAAGTCTACGGGTGGGCTATGACAGTCGGCCCGGACGCAAGGTGGCCCCGCCGACCCCCTACCCCAGACCGTAGAGCAGAGAGTTCCCTTGCCCGTACTTCCCCAGGAACTCTTCAACCTCGACGCGGGAGTTTTCGTAGATGCCGACTTTGAAGTTGCAGTAGTCGCAGAGCAGGGCTCGCACCAGTCCGGACTCGTGGCAGTGATCTATTGCGAGAACAGGTCGTCGCCCTCGCTGTGGTCCACGGCAAATGGCACAGAGACCGCCCTGGGCTTCGAGTAGCTGGTCATACTGCTCGGGCGTGATTCCGTACTTGTTCCGTAGGTCTCTGGCGCGGCGCTCCTCTGACGTCATAGCGGCTCTGTCCCACGAGGTGTCGCGCTTCGGCCTCGTGTCCGACCGGCAGGCAGCGCAGATCCTTCGCCGACGCCCTGAGCCCCGCCGGTGAAAGGCCTCGGCAGGCTTGGTCACGGCGCAGTGGCTACAAGGTCGATCCGGCTCGCCCGAGGGCGGGATGGCATTGTTCAAGTTGATCTGCTCCCATCAGATTGGCCGCGCCCCGGGACGGTTCGAGGCGTCCCGGGGGCCTCCGCTGCGTCGCCGCCCTGCGGTCAGGCGGCCTGTGCGTACAGCTCGGTGCGGACCTGGGCGAAGAAGCGCTCGCCCTCGGCGACGTTGGTGATGTCGGCGTCGACCATGCGGCCGAGCAGCGAGCAGAACTGGTAGGGCGTCAAGGCGTTGATGTGGGCGACGACGTTGCCGTCGGCCCGGTATCCGGCGATGTGCTTGTCGCAGGACTGCCAGGCGCCGAAGGCCGAGCGGAAGAGTTCCTGCCGGGCCTCGCTGTACCAGCCGGCGTTGAAGACCGCGTGCTGGATGCACTCCAGGATGTCGGCGTGCAGGTCTGCGCCCTTGCGGTAGCGGCGGGTGCGGGAGCCAATGCCGAGGTTCTTCCGCATGTCCTTCGCGAACTGCTGGCCCTTGGTCATTTCCGTCTCCCCTGCTTGCCGCTTGCTTCGATAGCTCTAATTTAGTGGGTACCCATCAATCAAGTCAAGTGGGTAGCCACTAGATTCCTTGGTGGGTACCCACTACGCTCCAGGCATGGACACCCCACCCGAGCCCTTCCAGGAACTCGCCAGCCTCGCCAGCGGGGACGGGAGCATCGAGCAAGCCAAAGCCCTCACCGAAGCCCTGAACGCCATCCCCGACCTACAGAAGTGGCTACGGGAGCAGCGTCAGCGCGTCGTCCGGACACTCCACGAGCGCGACGGTATGAGCTACACCGACATGGCCCCCCACCTCGGCGTCAAGCCGGAACGCGTCAGCGGCATCGCCCGCGGGCACAGCCGGTCACCACGGAAGAAGGCAGCCGAAGAGGGGTAGGCACTGCGGGCGGTATCAGCGGTCCCCGTCAGGCCAGGCTTTCAGCAGCCGCCCACCGTCCGCCTCGTCGGTGAGCGTGATGCGGGCACCGTCGACGCTCCCGCGCTCGCCGATCCACGACTTGAACTTCCGCTCGGCCGTTGCCCGGTCGGGCCACCAGCCGCGCATGATGGTTCGGCCGCCGTGCGACAGGGTCACGTGAAATCGCTGAAGGTCCACAACGGCAGGCTACGACTCGTCGGCCACGATGGTCAGCTCGACCCCAGCCTCCCGGGCCGCTTCCCGCAGCACGGCCAGCGTGTCCGCCAACGGCGCCTGCGGTTTGCCGCGCGGGGTGGTGGCGAGGAGGCAGGGCATGCACCGGTCCAGCCAGCGGCGGCCGTACCCAGGCAGGTCCACGATCCCCACCAGCGTCGCGGGCTTGCCGCAGCGCACGCACGGGTGCCGACCGTCGAGCCGCTCTGCGCCTGCGATCCTCCACGGTGCCGCGGGGGCTGGGTCCAGCGTCGACGGGTCCACGCCGAGGGAGCGCAGCAGGTCAGCGTCGTCCATGCGGCTCCCCTCTCGTCGGCGTCCGGTGCGCGTCTATGCTGACACGGCGATGCCCCGCCTGCTTTCCTCAGGCGGGGCATCGCTTTAGGTCGGTCGCGCTATGGGCGGCGCGAGGCCAGGAGGTACGGCTTGCGGGCGTGAGGTCCTCGTCGCGCAACCGTCCAGCCAGCGGCTTCGAGGGTCTGCGCGTAAGCGTCCACCATCTCGCGGCGCTCGGCGGCCATATCGTCGTCGCTCATCCTGTTGTCGTCCAGCAGGTCCGTCTCGGGCGTCCGGTGGGAAACCCGCACCTGCCCGTCGCGGCCCTCGTCCACGACGTAGCCGGGGGCGATGCACTTCCCGTACCTGTCACTGACGGACACCTTGTGTCTGGCGAACAGGGCGCGGGCGGCCTGGTCGACGACTTCCGAGTAGGTGAAGCGAGGCATGGTCAGTCCTCCTCTTCCACGTTCCACCATGCGTTGACGTTGTTGGAGACGTGAACGTCGAGGACCTCGTCGGCCCATTCATCCCGCTCCTTCTCGTTCATCTCGTCCCAGCTCTCGGGGAGCGGGACCGTGTCCTCGTCGCTGAGGCCACCCATCGCTACGCCGATCTTCAGCACCTTCGCCATCTCAACTCCCTAACCAGAGGTGGTTAACCACTCCGATAGTGCCACCCCCTAGACGGGTGGTCAACCACCCGTGCATGATTACCTCATGGCGAATCAGCATCGGACGAAACTACGCGGCGTGCGCAACGTCGACGACCAGCTCTGGAGCGACTTTGGCGCCGCAACCGCGCGCGACGGCAGCGATCGGTCCGCCATGATCCGCCGCTTCATGGAGTGGTACGTCCGGCGGCCGGGAGCGGAGCGCCCCGAGAGGCCAGTCGAGCCCGAAGCGCCGTAGACTCGAACATATGTACGACCTGCCTCCTGACCTGCCACGCCTCCGCACCCTGCGGACCTGGTACGCGATGTGGCTGTCCCGGATCGACGAAGCCATCGCGGCCGCCGAGCAGCAGGAGAAGGAGAAGAAGCAGGGCGAGGAGCGGCGCCCGCCCACCCCGGACTGGGTCATCGAGCTCGGCATCGGCGTCGGCCGGCCACCCATCGAAGTCCACGTCGGCGGCTGCTACACGGCCGGGAAGCGGCAGCGGGCCATCACCCGGGAGCAGGCGGTGGCCGCGCTCGACGAGGGGATTCGGGCCTGCATTCACTGCAGGCCCGACACCGCGCTCGGGGTGCTGTGATCAGTACGTACCAGCCGCGCTCAGTACTGACCCGTCTCCCGTAGCTCCTTGGTGACCTGGTCGCGGTACTCGGGGCAGTAGTTCGTGACCCCAAGTACCAACAACCTGTTCGCGTCGGGCCTGGCCGTTCCCCACTCGGGCCCGTTCGGGTAGGCTGCCGCACTCTCGCCGAGGAGGTACTCGACGCTATGGCCGTCCTTGAGTTCCAGGCACCACTCCGGCGGCAGCATGAGGATCTCTCCGTCGGTTGGGGCCGTCTCTGCCCAGCTGTCGAAGTGCTCGGCGTGCACCTCGTCGAGGAACTTGTCGCTGTTGTCCGTGGCGCTTGGCGAAGCGGAGGGTTTCGCGTCACTGCCACTGCCGCAGGCGACTGCCGAGAACGCGAGTGTCCCAATGAGGAGCAGAGTCCCAAAGCGCATGGATCCCCCAAGGTGTACGGATGGTGCGTGCATCATCCGGGCAGAGGGGGCACGAGACGGCGGATGTGACCAAACGGTGACAGGCGGCGCCCCTGTACCCTGACGCCGCGATGCCCCCGGCCAACTTCACCTTGGCCGGGGGCATCCTCCTGTCCGGGGTTCTGCCAATCAGTTCTCGGCTGGATCCCGGAGAACCAGTCCCACGTACTGCTCGGCTGCCGCGGCCTGCACGCGGCGCAGCGGCACGTCCAGGCCGGCGGCGATGGCGCCGAGTATCTCGGGCGTGATTTTGATTCGGCTGCCGGTGACGAGGTTGCCCGCTGTGGACTTGCTGATCGTTGTCCCTGTTTTGGGGTCGATGGCGCGCTCCGCGAACACGCGGAGCGTGAGCGGCCTGCCCTCGCCCACGTGCTCGCGCACCAGGGACGTCAACGCGTCCCGAGCTGCGGTCCTGCTCATGGTCATTCGGTGCCTCCTTCAGGCTGGAGTCGTGCCGCGAGCTTGGCGGCGAGCGAGTAGGCGGGGTGGTTGTCGAGCTGCCGCCGTCGCCGGTTGTACCGCTGGGTGGTTCGGGGGTCGGAGTGGGAGACGGCGTCTTGAACGTCCTGGAGCGGGATGCCGTTGGCGAGGTTGTCGGTGATGAACTGGTGCCGCAGCGTGTGGGGCTTGATGGTGGCAGCCTGCGGGAGGCCAGCGCGCCGGGCAAGGACGCGTAGGTGCTTCCAGACTTCGGGCTGTGTCCAGCGGCGCCCGGAGTTCGTGGTGAACAGCGGGCCGTCTTCTCGGTCGCCGAGGTAGGCGAGTAGCGCTGCGAGGGCGAGCGGCGGCACGGGCGCGGGCCGCTTCTTCCCGCCCTTCTGAGTGAGGGGCAGGGTGCGGTGTCCTCGGTCGTAGCCGAGCTGGTCGGCGTTGAGGGAGAGGAGTTCGTCGACGCGGGCGCCGGTGAGGTAGAGCAGCATGACGAGGGCGTAGGAGCGGGGTGCCCAGTCGCGGGCGGTCTCGATGAGCCGGGTCGTCTCCTCCTCGGTCATGCCCTCGGTCGGCGAGTAGTCGGGGTCGACGTAGGGCCGGTTGACGGCCGCGAAGGGGTCGGCGTCGACGGCCTGGAGCCGGGCGGCGTAGGTATAGAAGGAACCGGCGGCGGCTAGGGCCTGCGCCTGGGAGGCTTCTGACGGCGGCTTGCCGAGCCGAGTGTTCGTCTTGGCGAGGTGCTTGGCGTAGGCGTCGGCGAGCGGGAGCTTCGCCTGGAGGGGGTGGATGCTGGTGGAGCGGGCGTACTCCTCCCAGGCGCGGAAGGTGCGGACGTAGGCCCGCCGTGTGTGGCGGCTCTTCTGCCGGGCGATCCATCCTCCGGCGACGGTGGGCAGCGGGTCGCGGTCGCCGTAGATGCCCGCGAGGTGGTCGGCGAGGGCGCGGGCTTCGTCGGGCCAGTCGTCGCGGGGGTCGTGCCGGTCGGTCGAGAGCTCCGCCGACGGGCGCGGAACGAGGGCGGTCACGTGCTTGCCTGCATGGCTTCGGCCGCCCCGTCCACCCCGTCCTCGTAGAACCGGTTGAACAGGCCGCTCGTCAGGCCTTCGTACACAGCCCCACCCAACCGAGCTCCTCCCAACGCCACCGCGTTCATGTCGTTGCCGTTCTGCTTGCCGAGCAGGAGCGCCAGGTACGCCGCCTCGTCGTGCGACAACTCCACGAGGACGCTCTCCGGCATCTCCTCGTCGTCGAGGTCAATCCGCTTCACCTTCACTCGCAACCTCCTATGTTGGATAACTGTCATTATCAACCATAGAGTTGACTGAGTGCCAGCGCTTCCGAGAACTCGAACAGGTGACGCATAAGGGAACGTTATGCGCTACCTCAACGATTTCGAGGCCGAGCCGCGCTTAAGTCCGGACTTCGAATGCGCATCCGGAGCGATGTCGTGCCGATGCCGGTCAGCTGACGCCGTACCACTGCGAGGCCCAGCCGGTGTTGATGATCGTGGTGGTTTGGCCTGACAGGGCGAGGCTGGCTGGCAGAGTCGTCTGGGCGCTGAGCATGTTCGAGTAGCGCAAGTTCGGTGCGGCAAGCCCTGCGTTGGTGGACGAGCCGGCGCCAGAGGCCTTGAACGTCAGCGAGTTCGTCGCCCACGTGCCATTCAGCAGCATCGCAATGAAGTACGTGCCTGCCGCGGCGGTGAACGGCGCTGCGAGCGCCAACGGCTTAGCGACGGCGCCGGACATGAGCGAGGTACTGATGTCCGCGGTCGCACCCTTCAGCGTCCCCGACGAGTCGTAGACGCCGAGGTAGCAGTTCGCGAGGACCGCGGCAGCGTCGACGCCAGCCAGCCCGAGCCAGATGTTCGACCAGGTGATCTGCTTGCGGAGGATGAGCCGCACCAGCGTGATCCGCCCGGCCACACCGGCGTTGGACTGGGCGGTGACGTGGCCGGCCTGGTTCGGGTCGTAGGTCCAGGCAAGCAGGCCCTGTTCGGACGGCAAGTCCGATTGGGTCTGCTCCAGCGCGGTGCCACTGCTGGCCGGGTAGGCGCCGATGCCCGCGAGGGAGATTGGGTCGGAGCCGCCGCTGTTATGGCTCGTCGCGTGCACGGTCGGGGTGCGGGCGTCGGAGAGCCTGCTGTCGTTGCCTGCGGCGGCGGTGGTCCCTGTGGTACCGAATGCGACGGCAAGGCTGCGGTCGGCGGTGAGATTGCCGCCGCCGGTCAGGCCAGTCCCTGCCGTGATCTGCCTGGATGTGGGAACACGGGTGGCGATCTGGGTGTCGGTGTACGCGCGGTCTCCGTGCGGGTCTGCGGCGGCGGCGTGGCTGGTGACGGCAGCAGTGGCGGCGCCAGCCGTGTCAGCCCCTACGTCTGCCGCGGTCAGGGGGTCGGTGCCGCTGGTGCGGTGATTGGCTGCGTGCACGGTCGGGGTGCGGGGGTTGGTGGTGGTGGGGTCGGTGGATTTCAGGGCGATGGTGTCTCCGGCACCGGCCGCACCGAGTGGAGGCTGCGGTCCGGTCGCTCCTGTTGCCCCCTGTGCGCCAGCGGGCCCGGCGGGTCCCTGTGCCCCTGGTTCGCCTTGGAGTCCGATCGGACCTTGAGCTCCGTCCTGGCCGTCCGACCCGTCGGCGCCGGCGGGACCGGGAGGGCCAGATGCTCCCTGCGGGCCGGGCTGCCCCTGGGGTCCGGTGGCTCCGGTCTCGCCTTGCGGTCCGGTCTCACCCGCTGGCCCGGCTGGCCCGGCGGGACCGGCTGAGCCGGCAACAGGGACGTATTCGGCGCGGTCCGGGTCGATCTCCTGGATGTCGCCGAGGTCAACCTCAGGCTGGTCAACGCTCAGCTGAATATAGAAGCTGCGAACCGGTGCGCCGATCAGATTCACCGTGACGAGCCACGCGAACGATGCAGGGTTGGCGCCGGGGATGTCGTTGGGGAGGAGCTGCACCCCTTCGGTCTCCCCGTCGACCAGGACGCCATCGACGATGCTGTACGTACCGGAGCCCGTGAACACGTCTGGGACGCCCGGGAGTTTGATGGCGACGGCTGTTGGGGCGAAGGTGACGGTGCCCTCGCCCGGTCCCCCGCCGACAGGGTTCGTCGCTTCATGACGGACCAGAACGGTGGGCACGCCTTCGGGGAACGCCATCAGAGCCTCCTGTATGCGGCAGTCATCGTGAGCAGCCCTGCACCGAGGAGGCCTCGGCGCTCGGACGACGACTTCGACGGGGCGCTTGTCATCTGGCACGTGTAGTGGGCGCCACCGGTGCTGTCGGGCGCGCACTCGTAGGTCGTGCCGGTGCCATCCGTGAACGTCCAACCCGACGGCGCCTGTCCCGGATCGCCCTTGTCGCCCTTGTCTCCAGCCGGACCAGCCGGGCCAGGAACGGTCGAGTCGGCACCGGGCGGGCCGGCCGGACCCTGCGGGCCAGGCACGGTGGAGTCGGCGCCCGCAGCACCCGGCGTACCGGGCGCACCAGGTGACGGGGTCACGGTCGGGGCGGCCTTCCCGGGGTCCCCCTTGTCGCCCTTCGGTCCCGGCGGGCCCGGGATCGGGACGGGGACTTCGGCCCTGTCCGGGAGGTCTTCGACTGCCTTCGCCGGGTCCGGTGCTGCCGGGGTGCCGCCCTTGGCCTGGATCTGCGACCGCAGTGTCCGCACGTCGGTGGCAAGCGTTGTGACCGCATTGCCGCGCCGGTCCGCCTCTGCGGCCAACTGGTCGCCGCGCTGCTGCGCACGATCGATCTGGAGGAAGGCCAACGCCAGGCCGCCGCCGAGGAACAGGAGCGCAGCAACAATCCACAACAGGTAGCGGCGCCGGTACAGGATTCGCTCAGTGCGCGTCACGGCGTCCCCCCAAGCTGGGTGACCAGCTGCCGTAGGCGTGCCACTTCGAGCTCCAGCCGCTCGACCTGCTGCTCGGCTGTCGCTTGATCCTTCTCCGCCTTGTCCCGCTCAGCTACCAACTTTGCGGTGAGGCTGTCGTATCCGGTGATGACTCCGCCCTCCCGGGTCGCCCTGGTAGCGCCCCGGGATCCTTGAATGGCCGCTGCCGCAGCTACCGGGCTGGCCAGCAGTGCGGCCAGCGCAGTGATCATGGCAGCGTCCATACGTACTCCCGAGGCGCTCGGTGGGCAGCTCAGACGCTCGTGACGGGGCTGCTGGTGCGAAGGCTGTCCTGCGCCTTCCCGCTGACGCCCGTCGGCTTCCACAGACCGAAGTGGGAGAGGACGGCAGTGCCGAACGTCACGAGCGACAGAACCGCTGCGGTGCCGACGCTGTATCCATCCCCGTGGCCGGCGTACTCCACCAGGAACCCGTTCAGAGTCGACAGGGCCAGGAGCAGCACCGCCTTCGTGCCGGCGTTCGTGACGCGGGTCGTGACGAGACCGACGAGGACCGGGAGGACGACGCTGACAGCGAGGCCCAGCCAGTAGGCGGTGTCGAGGCTGACATTCATGAGGAGATCCGTTTCTGTGCGTCAGTTGGTGACGTTGAAGCCGTGCTTGGCGCCGAGCTTGGTGAGGGAGGCCTTGCCGGGGATGCCGTCGGCGGCCGTGCCCGTGTAGCCGCCTCCGGCCTTGGACCGCTGCCATGCGGCGTAGGCGGCCACGGTGATGGAACCGAAGTGCCCGTCTGAGTACTTCTTCGCGAGTAGCCCGGCGTTGACCAGGGCGGCCTCGACCGTGCGAACGCCGGAGTACGTGACCGGAGTGCCAACGGCCTTGGGGTTCGAGCGGGCGGCAGCGATCAACTTGGACAGCGAAACGGACGGCTTGACAGGCTTCGGAAGGGAGGGTGCGGCCGGCGCCTTCGTGCCGAGGCGCGTTGCGATCCGGCTGCGCATCGAGTCCATGGTGAACCCGCGCGGGTCGACCTTCCCGGGCTGCCATTCCAGGTGCCCGATGACCGAGCGGGCCGTCCAGCCATGATGTCGGCAGATCGCGGTCGCGGCCTTCTCGATGGCCTCCAACTGGGCAGCCGGCCACGGGTCTTTGCCATCGCCGAGGTTCTCGCACTCGAAGCCGTAGAAGTGCCGGTTGCCATCGGTGCTGGCCTGGTTGTCCGCAGGGAGCGCGGACTCGTCGATGACGGCGGCGAGGACGTCGGGGTCGCCCAATCCGGCGTGGTTGGCGCGCCCGTAGCCGACGAGGTGGACCCATCCGTTCTTGGCGATGACGCCGTGGCACAGGGGGCCGGGCAGGTCGCTGCGGCCGTCGCGGCAGATTCGCACGGTGGCCGCGGTGCCGGACGTGACGGTGTGGTGGATCATCACGCCGTTTACCGGACCCCACGGGCCCTTGGAGTTTCGGTTGTGCGTCTGCCAGTTGCCCTCTTCGACGACGGTCAGACCTTCGGCGCGGAGCAGCGCCGCGAAGGTTGCGGCGGTTGGTGCTGTGGCCATGCGGGTCTCCCTCGAATGCGCGCTACCTTCAAATCGTAGCTTCACTACACACATTTACCTACGATTCCCAGGCGACAGGCTACTCTGGGTGCGGGTCTTGGCTCAGGCCCTGCGGTGGGGCTCCGGCCGTGCGGGTCCGGGCCCCACCGCAACCAACCCGCACCCACCCGCACGGGAGCCCACATGAAGGACCGCACCGACGGCTACGTGCCCGACGGCCTATACCTGCAAGGCCGCCCGCACCTCGTTGAGATAGCCCCACCCCGAGACGGGCAGTACGTCACGGCCCGCGAGACCCTAGGCCTCGCCGACGAGTTGAACCGAGAAGACCACTGGCGCTGGGCCGACGTCTCCGGCAACGGCACCCACTGGTCGCACTTCGAAGGCCACCACGTTCAGATCGACATCGGCTTCCACACGGAGAACCGGCGCGAGGTCAACCAGTGGAAGGGCCGCGACGAGATCCGAGCCGAAGGAACCTGGACACTCGCCCTCGCCCGGCAGCAGGTCTGGGAAGGCTGCATCCGTCGCAACCCGCTCGACGAGCTGATAGAGATCCGTCGCATTGCCCAGCGGCTCATCTACCACGAGGCAATCGACTGGCGGTCCTCCAAGCCGGTGGCGGAGCAGCTCCTGGGGCGACGGGTCTACTACCAGCGGGTTCCCGCAGTCGTCTCCGGCACCAGCGTTCTGTCGCAGGGTTGCGTGATGCTGAAACCGGTCGGTGTCGATCTGTTCCTGCCGCACGTCTCCTGCCTCGCCAACGACGAGGAAGACCACTGGAACCGGGACGAGGTGAAGGTCGAACTCCTCAGCCCCGACGTGTGGTGGTGGCGAGACAAACCCGCCGGAGAGGAAGTTGACCTGCGGGCCGTCCATGATCCGAGCGCCTGCCAGGTCACTGCGGCGGCACCGCTGGAGGAATCATGACCGACTTCAACCGCCCCGGCGACCACAGCTCTGCAGCTGTCGCCCGGCCGCCGCTCACCCTGTACGAGGTACGCACCACCCACGGCGAGGCCTACTGGGCTGAGGGCGACGTCATCGAGCAGGGCGACGGCTGGTTCACCCTGTGGGCCAGCGAGATGGTCATAGCCCTCCGGCTTCCCGAAGCTGACATCCGGGCCGTGCGGTCAGTTACCGAGGGCGAGCGGGAAGCCGAATCGGGATCCGAGAGGCTCTCCAATCCTGCACTCGCCTGTCCCACCGGTCAGCACCATCTCCACCCTCTCTTTAGCTGCAGCGAGGTGGACTCGCAGCAGCGGGCGATCAACAAGCGGATTGCCCCCGCCAGCGAGGAGGGGGATGCGCCGTGAACACCTTCCAGATCATCCAGCTCGCCATGACCGCCGTCTTTGCCATCAGCGCCACCGTCGTTGGCGTACAGGCCCACCGGGGCGCCCGCATCGCCCAGGATGCGGCAGGGCGAGCCGAAGCCGCCGAGCGCCGTATCCGGGGCGGCATAGATGACTGACCTCGACGTTTTCGGCTGGCAGGCGGACGAGTCGGGCTGCAGCTACTACCGCATCCAGCTCCCTCTCGGTGGTCTGGCTGCGCTCGGGCACACGGTGGCGCACTCGCTGCGGATGCCGCCCGAGGTCCGTGACAGCGTGTCCACGGTGATCGTGGGGCAGCGGGTCTGCAAGCCCAACCCGTCCAAGCTGTGGCAGGCCTTGGCCGCCCAGGGGCGCAAGTTGATCTATGAGATCGACGATAACCTGTGGAACGTCGACGCCTCCTCCCCTGCCGCGCACGCGTTCTTCGCCGACCCCGAGATCCGGGCCAACCTGCAACGGAACATCGAGGTGGCGTCGGCGGTCACCGTGACGACGGAGCCGCTCGCCGGCATCGTCCGCCAGTGGAACCCCAACGTGCACATCGTCCCGAACGCCGTCCCGGACTGGATGCTCAACCACCAGCCACCGCAGCGGAACGACGGCCTGCTCACCATCGGCTGGGGCGGCAGCGCAACCCACAACATGGACTTTGCCGAGGTCGCCGACCCGCTGCGCCAATTCCTCAAGCGCAACGAGGGCACCGAGTTCCACTGCATCGGCAACGACTACGCCCAGTGGATGCGGATCCCTCGCGAACGCGCCCGCTTCACCCCGTGGGTGCCCGGCGTCGACGACTTCCTGCGGGCCATCGACTACCACGTCGGGATCGCCCCGCTCCGCCCGCACCTCTTCAACCAGTCGAAGTCGGCACTCAAGGCCCTGGAGTGCGGGGCCCTCGGCATCCCCGTCGTCGCCGCCGCAGTCCGCCCCTACGAGGACTACGTGCAGGACGGCACTACCGGCTACCTCGTCCACCGCGACCACGAATGGGGTCAGCACCTGCGGGCCCTCATCAACGACCCCGCCATGCGTGTCGAGATGGGCGCAGCAGCACGAGACCAAGCCGCCGAGCACACCATCAGCCGCCGGGCTGCCCTCTGGGAGAAAGCGATCCTCGGATGACCAAGCACGTTCTTCTCACTGGGGCGGCCGGGTTCGTTGGCTCCCACATGCTGCACCGCATCCTCCAGGACACGGACTGGCGGGTGACCTGCCCCGTCACCCTTCGGCACCACGGGAACAGCGACCGTCTCGCCCCGTTCCTCGCCGACAGGCCCGACTGGGCGGACCGTGTGCGCACCTTCCTGTGCGACCTGTCCTGCCCGATCCCCGCCACCGCAGCCGCGGAGATCGGCCTGGTCGACTACATCCTCAACATCGCCTCCGAATCGCACGTCGACCGGTCGATCAGCGAGCCGGTGCCGTTCGTCCGGAACAACGTCGAACTGATGCTCAGCCTGCTGGAGTTCGCCCGCAAGGCGCAGCCCGAGGTGTTCCTCCACATGGGCACCGACGAGGAGTACGGGCCAGCCTACGGGGACTACAAGCACCGCGAGTGGGACACCGTCCTGCCCTCGAACCCGTACTCGGCAAGCAAGGCCGCCCAGTCTGCGCTCGCCACGGCCTGGTGGCGCACCTACCAGATTCCGCTGATGCTCACGCGGACGATGAACCTCATTTCCCCTGGCCAGGATGGGGAGAAGTACATCCCGACCGTGATCCGCAAGGTGCTCGCCGAGGAAACAGTCCAGATCCACGCCTCACCCGACGGCATCCCCGGGTCCCGACACTGGATCGACGCCCGCGAGTTCGCCGGCGCCTGGCTGCACCTCCTTGAGCACGCCGACGTCCAGCGGCACCCCGACCACGACCGGCCCACGATGTACCACGTCGTCGGTGAGGAACAGTCGAACCTGGAGATAGCGCAGGCCATCGCAGGCATCCTCGGCAAGCCCCTCAAGTACGAGCTCGTCAGCTTCCATTCGAGCCGGCCAGGCCACGACCTTCGGTACGCCCTCGACGGGGCGAAGCTCTCCGAGCTGGGCTGGACACCACAGCGCTCCCTGAAGGAGACGCTGCAGGACATCGTCGACTGGTACGTCGCCCGCCCCTCGTGGCTGGGGGCGTGATGACGCACCTGACGACGCTCGGCCCGGAGCAGGCCGACCAGTTCGCCAGCGCCAAGCCGTTTCCGCACCTGGTGGTCGACGGCATGTGGCCCGAGGCGCTCCTCGCCAGCATCGACGCCGAGTTTCCGGCCGCTGGTGACCCGCGGTGGATCACGTACCCAGACGAGAAAGAGCGCGGGAAGAAGGCCGGCGACAGCCGCATGTGGGGCCCGGCAACCCGCGGGTTCTTTGACGCGGCCCGCGGCCCCGAGGCGTGCCGAATGCTGGAGCTCCTCACCGGGATCAGCCCGCTCACCGCAGATGACATCGGCGGCGGCATGCACGAGACCGGCGAAGGCGGCCGGCTGGAGATGCACCGCGACTTCAACGTGCACCCGACGCTCCCGCTAGAGCGCAGGCTGAACATGCTCGTCTTCCTCAACAAGGACTGGGACCCGGCCTGGGGCGGCACCCTGTACCTCGGCAAGAACCAGGAAGTCTCGGTCGTCCCCGCATGGAACAGGACGGTCGTCTTCGCCTGCGGTCCCGACTCCTGGCACGGTCATCCCGAGCCGATCGTCGGCAACCACCTTCGGCGCTCCCTGGCGATCTACCAGTACGCGCCGCTGCGTGCCGAGACTGCCGACGCGCACACCACCGTGTGGAGGACTCCGTGATCCCGACGTTCGCTGTGGTCCCGTCCGATGGGCGCCCGGTCCTCGATGAGTGCCTGGCCGCCGTTGCTGACCAGGTCGACGCGATCATCTTGATCGGCAACAACTGGCAGCGCCCCGTCGGAATCGGAGGGCCCACCACCTACGTGACGTTGGACTGCGGCGCCGACCGCAATATCTCTCGCTGGTGGAACCAGGGCCTGCGCAAAGCAGCCGCCCTTGCCCGGCGCCGCGGTTACGCCCAGTGGAACGTAGCCGTCCTCAACGACGACGCCGTCATTCCGACCAGCTGGGTTGAGGCGCTGTCCGCAGCGATGCGCTCGACGACGGCGGTCCTGGCGTATCCGGATCAGTGCGGTGGGCAGCAGCAGATCCTCCACACGAAGGCCGAGCCGGTGGACCTGCGGCAGCGAATCACCGGTTATGCATACATGCTCCGCGGCGAGGCCGGACTCCAGCTCGATGAGTCGATGGCTTGGTGGTTTTCGGACGATTCCTTGGACTGGGAATCCCGAGAGAACGGCGGGGCCCTCCTAGTGCCAGGCATCCCCGTTCGGCATCTCTACCCCAACGGGTTCACAGACGCCCACCCCGAACTGCAGGAGCAGGCAGGCCGGGACCGGGAAACGTTCATCGCCAAATGGGGAAGGGCCCCTCACTGATGCACCCTGAAGCGCACGACGCTGTTGGTCGGATGCTCGACCTGTCCGGGATAGACCGCGCCGCCTCGTGGCGGGTCCTCGACCTCGGCGGCCGGGATATCAACGGCACCATCCGCAGCCACCTGCCGAAGGCCACATGGACCGGGACGGACATCGAGCCGGGGGATGGTGTGGACATAGTTCACGACGCCACCCTGACCTGGCCTGCAGATGCCGGGCAGTTCGACGTGGTCGTCTGCACGGAAGTGTTGGAACACCTGCCGCTTTGGCGGCTCGTCCTGCATACGGCGGCCGAGGCCTTGGAGCCCGGCGGCCCCGAGCTCCTCGTCGTCACCTGCGCGTCCGACGGCAGGCCTGAGCACGGGGTCGCAGGGGCGCCGCTGCCGGCCCCCGGCGAGTGGTACGCCAACGTCCCGCCCGGCCACGTCCGGGAGACCCTGGAGACCCTGTTCGAGCAGGTCCACGTTGAGTACCAGGCCAACCCCGGGGACGCCTACGCGTGGGCGCAGGGGGTGCGGCGATGATCCCCGGGATCACGGTGGTCATCCCCACCCACACCGGCCGCGTCCGGAACGGCATGACGAAGCGCGCCATCGGCAGCGTCCTAGGCCAGACCCTTCCGGCTGCCAGCATCATTGTCGAGCACGACACCGCCGGTGCAGGGGCAGCCGCCACCCGGAACCGCGGGCTGCAGAAGGCCACCACCGAATGGGTCGCGTTCCTCGATTCCGACGATCAGCTGAAGCCGGTCCACTTGGAACGGCTGATGGAGTGCGCGATCGAGGGCAGCGCCGATTACGTGTACGCCTGGTACGAGGCGGTTGGGTTCGGTGCGGATCCCCTGCCGCACTTCGGGCGCACGTTCAACCCGGAGAAGCCCACACAGACCACAATCACCACGCTGGTACGCACCGAACTTGCGCAGAGCGTCGGCTTCCGCAAGCCACCCGAGGGCGCACTCATCGACGGCGAGCGGTACGGCGAAGACTTCCTTTTCACCGTCGAGTGCGTGAAGGCCGGGGCGCGCATCGTGCACCTGCCCGAAAGAACGTGGCTGTGGAACTTCCACGGCGCCAACACCTCCGGCCTGCCCACCCAGGGCGACGCCCGCATCCGATAGGAGCAGCACCATGGCACGACAGATCAGCATGGAAGCCGGACTCGCCGCCTACCGCAAGAAGTGCAACGAGCTTTTCGACGCGAACGTTCTCCTTGAAGCGCAGCTCGAAGAGCTGGAGCGGGAGAACGAGCAACTGCGCAATGCCGCATGCGCCAACGCGACCGAGGCGACCGTCGCGCCGGGAGACTACGCCCACCCTGACGGGCAGCGGGCGTAGATTCCCCCAGTAGTACTTACGCGGGTTCGACGAGCATCCACGCGACGGTGGATACGTCGGCCGCGTTGGTCGACTTGATGCTGAACGAGGTACCTGCGGTCCGTGCCGAGACATACGGGCCACCCGCTGTGCCAGCGTTCGGAGTCTGAATCGTGAGCTGGATCCGGCTGTTCGCGGTAACCGCCGTGGTCGATACGACTACGGCTGTCGTCCCGTTGAGCGTTGCGGTCCCCATCTTCGCGTTGGTGCCCTCCTTGATCCTCAGCCCCTTTCCGGCGATGTTGATCGCGAAGTCGTCGTCGGTGGCGAGGGTGTTGGCGGCGCTGCGGTACAGGGTGGTGTCGGTGGCGCCGGACGCCCCTGGTCCCCAGTTGAGGGTTCCGTCCGTATCGGCCACCCAGCGGGACTGCGTATCCCCAGTGACGCGCAGGCTGATCGCATCCGCGCCCGCGGTTGAGTTCACCACCGCAACGCTTGCGGTGCTGGTGCTGCCACCGATGTTGAGCTGCTTGCCTGCCACGAGCTGCAGGTCGGCGTTGAAAGTGCTCCCAGCGGTGGGGATCTGTACCCACGACCCGCTTGCCGGCGCAGACCCGTTGGAGAAGTACGCCCGGTAGCCGGTGTCGCTTTCCGCGATGCCCTTGCCGGAGTAGGGGGTGGACGGCCGCGTTGCGCTGGTGACGATCTGGAACCCGGCGGCAAGATCGATTCGATCCGCGTTTTGATTGAGGTCAGTCTGAACGTTGACGAGCTCGCTGCCGTCGTTGAGCGGGCGGCGCAGCTGGAGGCGCGGGGTGGGGGTTTCAGGCACGGTCGGCCTCCCTCGGGTCGTGGGCGAGCTCTTGCGGCATGGAGCCGATCGGCTGAATGGCAGCCTCGCCGCGCAGTCGGCTTCGGTTCATTCCGACTCGCGCCTCGTAGGCGGCAACGCGTGACCGGTCGACCCCCCGCGCTTTGATCGCCGCGAGCGGGTCGGGCCGGCCCTTGCGAGACGTGGCGCGGACCACGTTGCTCTTGGCGTACTCGATGCGCATCAGATGCGCTTCCCTCGCCTGCTCTGTCGTGTCCGCGGTGTACAGCGTGGTGGGCACAGGGTCGCCGGCCCGGACGGTGCCACGGGATTCGAGCGCGGCGGACATCAGTCCCGCCTTCAGGACCGGATCCTTGTCTGCGGTGATCGTGTCCTCGGGGTGGGGTGCCCACGGTTCGTGGAGAACGATGTCGAGGAGTTGGTCAGTGTCGGCGGGGTCGATACCGTATTCGGCGGCCCGCCATTCCAGGGTGTTCTGCGGGAAGATGTGCCGGTGCCCCGTGCCGTCCGGTTTGATCATGTCGACGTACCAGCAGGGTGTATGAGGATTCGGGTGGTATTCGCCGGACGCCGTGATTTCGTATTCGAGTGCAGACATGGTGACCTCAGATCCTGAAGTTCCAGAAGTACAAGCTCCAGCCGCCATCGGCTGCGCCGGAGAGCTGGGTTGTGAAGCCGGTGGTATCCGCTGCTGTGACGACGAACCCTCTCGTGTTGGCCACGGTCGGGGAGTCGCGGATTGACACGATCGGCAGCAGCTGCGAGCCCATGGTGGGCCCATACGTCAGGCTGAGGCTGGTGCCGCCGGATGTACCGGTGGTACCCCCGGTGAACAAGCCTTCTGAAGGGTCAGCGAAGGCAAAGTTGTTCCACTGGCCGAGGTGTCGGGTGAGGCCGGACGTGAAGATCATCCGGTTGGCGTTCGTGCTGCCGTCATTCCACCCGAAGGACGCCTCGGTGCTGGTGGCGTAGAAGCTGCCGCCCTCGGTGGCAGCCCTGTTGTATCCGAGGTTCACCGAGTTCTTGGTCACCCAGACGTAGCCGCCGTAACGGTCCTGGTTGTCCACACGGCGCACGGCCAATTCGCTGGTGTTGTTCGTGAGGTACGTCCGGGCGAAGATATCGACGCCTGTGCCGTCGTCGAATGATCCGCCGTTCATGCCGAGGTTCGCTTCGGTACCGGAAGAGGAGGCGTTGATGTAAGCGAAGTTGGAGCCGCTGTTGGCATAGAAACGAATCTCGGGCAGGAAGGTCGCAGTGGGGTTGATCTCTAGGCGCTTGCCGCTTGTGCCAGAGATGAGCTGGCCGAGGATCGCCACGTTTCCTGTTGTCGAGTCGATGTTGACCGTCTGGGCTCCGCCCGCGTTGAAGGCTTGAAGGCCGCCCGAGTTGAGCTCAACACGGGCCCCAGTGTCTGCGGTTTTGATGCGTGCACCGACGATCCAGTCGGCGCCAATCGTTCCGGCGGTGACCTTGGAGACGGTGAGATCACTGATGTGGGCGTCGTCGATGAGCAGGGCGGTGGCGGTGGCCGCGTCGGACGGTCCGGACTTGTTTCCGGTCATGTCGACGGCGACGACGCGCACGTAGCGGGCGGTGAGCTCCTCGACCTGCACCGTAGCTACTACGGGGATCTGTGCCTGGATCATTCCGGCGGTCGCGGACGCCTTGCCCAGGAGCGTTGCTTCGGTCGGCGTGAACGTCGGCTCGTAGCTGACGTGGATCTCCAGGTGGTGGAGATCGGCCTCCAGGTTGAACGTCCCACCGGAACTCTTGCCGAGCTGGTGCGTGATCTGCAGGGCAATGCGGGAGCCGGCCACGACAGGGGCGGCCGGGGCGGACGGCGGGATGTTGTCCTCGGACGCCACGAACGTCGTCGTGCCCGACCAGGCCCCCGTGTTGCCGGACTTGTCGACGGCCCGAATCTGGACGTCGTAGCCGATACCAGGGGACAGATCCTGTAGCTGCAGGGTGCCGGTGCCCCAGGGGGCGTAGGCGATCTGCCACTGGCCTGTGGGGGCGGCGAACGGCTGCGCCCACGTCTGGAGGTCCATCCATCGCACCTGGGACAACTGCGCCCACGTGGCCGGGTAGATCATGTCGGTGTCGACGGCGTACCGGACCTCGAAGTGATCACCGTCCAGGATGGTCGAACCGTCGACGTTGTGCGGCGCGTTCCAGGAGACGATGACGCGGGCCCGGGTGAAGCCCCGGCTGTCGAGGTACGCGGACCCGACGAATGGTTCGATGAGCGTGGGGATGCCGGGGATGGATGTGTCCTGGCTGGGCCGTGACCCGATGGGCTGCGTGCCAGTCGAGGTGAGGGAGCGCCCGAACTCGCCGACGGTGATCCGCACGTCGGTCGGGGACTCGAACTCGGTGTAGTCGGTGAGGTCGTACCAGGTGCCGTCGCCCGCCCGATACGCAACCGTGCTGCCCGCGGTCACAGGCCACTGGGTCTCGGCGATCCTCAGCCGGATCGGGTTGATGCGCTGCCCACGGAACGTCACTTCGTTCGCGGTGTCGACAAGACCCTGGTCGGGGTCGTACACCCACACGTAGTCCCCGACGTCAAAGGATCCCTGGATGTCGTAGTCGCTGGTCGACAGCTCCAGGGCGTCGCGGGTGCTCGTGTACTGGGCGAGCGCCACGGCCGCCCTTGTGTCCGCGTTCGGGATCGTTGTGTCCGACTCGCTGACCAGCCGGGTGAGCTTCAGGGCGTTGCCGTGCAGGTCCTTGAACGGGGTCGCCACGGGCAGGTTCGCGGTGCCGGTGGCGATCGATTCGCCTTCTCCCTCGGCGAGGAGGACGACGCGGGTGGAGTAGTCCTCCATGTCCCGCGATACTCCGGTTGTGCCAGGCAGGGCGCGCAACGACATGTCCTCGCCCGCACCAGTCTTCACGATGACGCACGTCGGCGTCGTGACGAAGAGGCTCGTCTCGGGGCCGGCGTCCAGGGTGCCGTCCCCGTTGATCCGCCATCCGACCGGCACGGCGGTGGTGGACATGGTGTCGCACACGTAGGTGATCGCCTTGCGGGGCGTCTCGTACTGGTGGCGGCCCGAGTAGGTGCCCGTCACCGGGTAGAGGGTGCCTTCGGTAATGGCGCCAGAGGCGGGTAGAAGAGCGCGCACCGCGTTCGCGAACGTGGCCGCGTTGATGGTGACGGCGGTTTCGTAGACGTCGCCCTTGTCGTCCTCGTCGCCGAGCCAGAACGCCATGCCGACGCCGCTGATGCGGGTCGCGTCCTCGACGCGTTTCGTCCTCCGGTCGTCATCGACGGCGCGCCCGCGGACGACGCCGACGTAGCGAGCGGCGGACAGGAGCCCATCCCCGACCGCGGCAGGGCTGACGCGGCCGGGCACAATCGCGATGTGTCCGAAGTACTGGACAGCGTCGAGGGTCTCGCGGGGGATCTCCGGCTTGAGACGGACCTCGAAGGAGCCCAGGGCTTCCAGGATCTCGGTGACGGCCACAGGTCATCGCCTCACTGCGTAGGTCGACTCCGGCATTGCCGCTATGTACTGGTTCCGCAGGTCAGTCGCCGCATCCCCAGCTGCTGTGTCTGGGCGGAGCATGATTCGGTCGACGTACCAAACGTCGCTGACGGCAGGTGTAGCGCCTTGCCGGGCCCGTGCCGCCGCCCTCGATGCGTTCGCCGGAGCGGTGGCCGTGTTCACCACGTAGGTCCACTGCCCGGCCGAGATGACCTGCACTGTCGAGGACGAGGAAGAGATGGCCACGTCGGAGGCGTCGAACCAGTCGATCGAGGCCCTGAAATCGGACCAGCCGGCAGGCGAATAGACCCAGTAGGAGCAGGTGTACGAGGTGCCCGGAACGATGCTGCCAACGGTGCTGTGGGGGGTTTGGGCGGCGCTGCCGGACGAGGACACACCATCCGGGGTCACTCTGATCGACCAGGCGCTGGAGAATGGCGGGCTGCCTGGCGTGGCGACGCGGGCGATGGTGCACGACAGGCCGGTCCAGCCCGTCAGATCGGTCTCGACGTCCGGATTGTTGTTGAAGGGAGCCTGACTCGCGACGACGCCAATCCAAAAGTCGAGGGTTGTTGTTGCGGCCTTGGTGATGCCGCCGTTGCTGTGGGCGGTGAATGATCGCGCCGAGCCGATAGCGAACCGGTTGCTGTCGCCGTCGTCGTTGGTCGCGACCACGTAGCCGGAGGCGGCAGCAGAGGTGTTCGTTTCCAGGGTGCTGCGGTAGGCGGCCAGCGTGGCGCTCGTGCCGATCTGCAGGTATCCCTCGACGAAGCGGGAGCCGCGGCGCAGGGCGAGGTCGAGGGTGGCGCGGCCTGGGTTGAGGCCCTTCGTGAGGCGCAGGATGACCTGTTCGGGTTCGTTGCGGAGCAGCGTCGCCCCGTCCCATGACGTAATCGACGACGCCGAGCCAGCCACGGAGACGTTCCAAAGCTTCGACCGCCAGGCGCCGCCCGTGTATGCCTGCACGTCGAGGGTCGCGGAGGCGGATGTGGTGACGTTGACCAGGCCGTTGGTGAGGGCCCAGCCAGTCGACGGCAGGGCCTGGTCGGTGCCGCACAGCTCGGTGCCAGACGAGGTGAGGCGGACCCGTCCCGTCAGGTAGTTCGTCGGTGCGCAACCCCAGCGCGGGGACACGTTGGCGGGCACGCCGCGGTAGACGGTCATCGCCCCGTCGGCGCCGGTCCTGGTCATGGTGGTCGGGTTGCTGGCCCCGGTGTAGTAGCCGTAGTGGCCGATCGGCGGGGCGTGCCACCGCTCCCCCGTCAGAGAGAAGTCGTTCGCCCGGACGACTCCGGTCAGGCGGGACTGGAGGTCCGTCTCGGCGTCGGATCCGAGTCGTGTGAGGGAGACCTTCCAGTCTGAGGTGAGGACCTCGCCCCGGTACTCGGTGTAGTCCGCTGACGCGTTCCCGACCTGGTAGTAGCCGTTGCGCTCCGGCTTGTCCGTCCACGTCACGGGCAAGATGCACCCCTGGTCAAGGGCGCACAGATTGTCGTGACGCCACACCAGGGCAGCGCGGGTCAACGGCGGGCTGGACTCCTGCCCTTCGAGCTCCATCGTGCGGCTGTCGCTGCTCGCCTCACCAGCCTTGAAGGTCTCCCGCAGCAGGAGCCGGCCGAGCTGGAGGTCCCCGTAGTCGCCCTGCATCAGCGGCTCACCGCCCTTTGCTTCTGGTAGAGCCGCAGTTCCTCGTTGATGTCCTTCACGAGGGCCTTCGCGGCGGTACGACGCTCGGCCGGTGACGCGAAGTCGAAGGAGCCGTTGACGTTCACGGTGAGCGTTTGGATCGTCATGCCACCCGTTGCCGTCGTGCCGGGGGTGGAGGGCTGAACGAACGACGGCTTGACGGCGTTGGCCGGGCCGCCGGAGATGAGGGTCTTCCCCTTCGCGAGGCGCTTGGTCCAGCCGACCTCAACGCCCTGCATGGCGAAGTCGCCGATCGGCTCCATGCGCCTGGCCGGAGACTTGATGCCGAGGGCCTTCTTGATCGCGGCTTCCATTGACGCCGCGATCTTCATCATCGCGTTCTCGATGCTCTTCTGCTTCGCGGTCAGCCCGGCAACGAGGCCCTCGGCGGCCTTGATCCCCGCCCCGTACATGGCGTCTGCGGTCGTCTTTCCGGCCTTGTCGGCGGACGATGCGAGCTGCTTTTCGAGGGCGTTGATCTGGGCGATCTGGTCGGGAGTTGCGGCGAGGAGGGACTGGGCGGTCGACATGCCACCGCCAGCGACCCCGGCCGCCGCGATCTCCGAGATCGACTGGGCGTTGAGACCCTTGGCCTTCAGCTGCTCCAACTGCTTGGAGAACTCGGTCGTGCGGCCGACGTCCGAGGACAGCTGCTTGATCAGGGTGTCGGCGCTCGTCCCGTACTTGCCGATCTTCGTGATGTTCGCAAAGCCGATCAAGGACGACTTCACGGAGTCCTTCAGCTGGTTGAAAGAGTCCTTCAGGCCGTTCAGCTTGTCCTTCGCCGCATCGAGGGCCTTCGAGTTCGCCTCCGAGGAGTCGCGCAGCTTGAACAGCGACGACGCCGACTTCGACAACTGCGACAGCAGCTTCGACTCGGTCTTCCCCGTGAAGGAGCCCTTGATCTTCGTCTGCAGGTCGTACAGGTTGTTGATCAGGTCCGACTCGGAAGCGCTGCCCTTCGCCAGGTTGCCGCGGATCTCCGGGTTCGACCGCCCGGCGCGCAACGACATGTTGCCAAGGGTCACGTCACCGCGCAGCTGGCCTCGGGCCTCGTTCTGCTTGCGGATCGCTTCCTTCTGCTTCTCGGAGAGCTTGCCGCCCTTCGCGAACCCGGGCAGCCGCAGCCGGCCCGCGTTGAGGGCGTTGAGGACCCCGACCCCGTACTTCCGGACCGCCGACGCACGAACCACGTACTCACTGTCCGACACCCGGGCAGGACCGTTGGCGAACATCCCCAGGATGGAGTCCGACGTCGACGACCCCGGCCCGCTGATCATCCCGCCGCCCGGGAACGCCTGGACGTGGCCGCCGGAGGCGTAGCCGTTCAGGAGGCCGCCCCGCGCCTTCGGTGCCTGCACCATGTCGGGGATGCTGTTGGCGTCCCGGTCGTACACGGTGCGCTTCACGTAGGTCGTGGTGATCGTGATGTTCTTGTTGCTGAGCGCGTTACGTGCCCGCTGTACCGCACCAATTCCCGCGAGGGCTTGCCCGGTCTTCGCGGTCACCTCGACCCGCCCGTCGGGCAGGGTCTTCGTTTTGTAGCCGAGGGTCTCCAGCAGCGCGATCGCGTCTGACGTCAGCGCCTTGACGGTGACCGACTTCGAACCGGGCGTCGCCTTGATCTTCGCGATCACGGCGTCCAGGCCGGCGACCGCGTCCTCGCGCTTCATCTCGATCTGCGTGGAGTGCTTGTCGGGGATCTTCAGGATCTGTGCCGCGAGCTGCCGGGCCTGCGTCTCGCTGAGGCCCATCGTCCTGGCCGACTTCACGAGCTCCTCGGTACCCCGCGAGTAGATGCCGTTGACGGTCTCCCACGACGCGCCGGACTCTCGGGCGGCACCCGCCGCATCGTCTGTCTTCTGCGCCAGATCCTGAAGCGACGTAGCGGCGTTGCGGGCCTTCTCGCCGTTGAGGTTGAGGACCCCATTCGTCATGTGGAGCGAGTCGCGGTTCTCCTTCGCCGCCTTCGTCGCGGCATCAATGGCAGCTTCGAAGCCGATCATTCCGCCGAGGCCCTGGCGCTGGATGTCGTTGAGGGCCTGGATGGCGCCACGCAGCCCGTCCGCGCTGCGCTTCTGCTCGTCCAGCTTCGTTTTCGTCGACACGGCCTGCTCGCCGAACAGGCCCATGCCCTGTGCCGCCAGCGCCTGGTCAGCCTTGAGTCCCGAGACTGCTGCCCGGTACTCGGGAAACAGTTCGTTGATCTCCTTGGTGGAGTACCCGGCTTTGTGCGCGGCCTTGCTGATCTCGTTGAAGTCGGTTGCGGCTTGCTTGCCGTACCCGGACGACACCATGCTGGCCATCGCCGAATCGAGGCCGCCGAAGTCGTCCTTGAGGGCCTTCAGGGACGTCTCGCCCTTGGTGAAGTCCTGCCAGAGGCTGTTCGCCTTGCTGCGCAGGTCATCGAGCGGGCCGATGCCGCTGTTGCCGAAGCTCTTGACGTACTCCTCGTTGTCCTTCGCCGCCGATCCCAGCTCGCCGATCTTCTTGACGAGACCCTCAACGTTCCCGAACGTCTTCTGGAGCTCACCGGTGAACTGGCCGGTCCGGGCCAAATTCTTGAGGCTGGTCGTCAACCGGTCAACGTCCGGCGGCGCGCCTCTCGCCTTCTCGGCGAGCTTGCTGATCCCGATGGCCGCCACGCCCAGGACACCCAGCCCTACGGCAGCCTTCTGCATGGTGGTCATGCTCGCTGCTGTCGCGCGCAACGTCGTGCCCACGCCGGCCGCCCGCATCACCGCAAAGTAAGCAGCCAAATTCCGTGCCGCTGCACCCGCGGTCACCGCTGTAAGGGCCGCCGCGCCGAGGGCGGCCAGTTTCATGGCCGCATACAGCTGCAGGAGCGCGCTCAGTGCGGCCGGCGGAATCGCGTTCACCAGCTTCGCAAGGGCGTTCGCCGCCGTCAGTATGGTGACACCAAGCCCACCGCCTGCTGCCGTCACGTTCAACATCGCCTTGGCAAGGTTCGCGAGGGTCTCGCCGAGTAGCGGGCCGACCTGCTTTGCCGTGTCGATGAACTGGTCGAAACCACCACCCATTGCGAAGCCGCCGAGCGACCGCGACAGGTCCATGAGCCCATTGATGGTCGCGTGCAGTGTGGACCGGCTGAATGTCGTCAGGCCGTCCATGAACCTGTCGAAGCCCGGCGATGCGACCCCGCCGGCAATCATGGTGATCAGCCGGTCGAGCTCCGCCGACGTTCCCTTGACCAGGCCCGTCGTCTTAGGGAGCAGCGCCGAGAACAGCTGGAAGCTCTTCGTGAACACCGGCATGGTGTCGCCGGCCAGGCTGTCCGACCAGTCCTTGTACGAGTCGGACAGCGCCGAGAACGCGGCGGTCGCCTCGCGGGTGGCCTTCGGCATTTTCGACAGGGTCTGCTGGTAGGCGAGTTCCGCCTTGACGGCGTCTGCTGACTGCTTGCCCGACTTGTCGACCGCCTCCTGGTACTTACCCTGGGCCTGGGTCGCCTTCTTCAGATCAGCGACCTGCTTGCCCGCGGCGACCCCGAATGCGGCGATCCCGGCGCCAGCGGAGGCCATGGCGGCTCCGGCGACCCCCGCTACGGGTCCGAGTGCGCCGACAGCCCCGATGATGGCCGTGATCTTCTTCATGGCCATTTCGGTCTTTGCTTCGACCTCGACGTGACCGGACGCGATGAGGAAGGACACCTGCTACACCTCCACTCGTTCGATAAGGCCGGGGATCATGAGGTTCATGTCGTCGATCGACACTTCCTGTGGGGCGTTGGGGTCGTGTGCGGTCGGTCCGTATTCGGCTTGTTCGGCGTGGATGGCGGCGGTCATGGCCCCGTCGTAGACCGGGGTCCGCGAGGCCAGGGCGAGGAACCGTTTGGCGTCGATCTCGGTGCGGTCGAGATCGATGCCGTAGATGGCGAGGAAGTCGGCGTCGAGGTCGTCGCGGTGGTCGACGATCCAGCTGTGCGCGACGAGGTTGGTTACGAGGTGGCCGAGTCTTTTCCCGCTGCGTCCGGGCTGTCGTTGAAGTGCTTGAAGAAGAGGTTGCTGACCAGCCCGGACACCTGGTCGAACTGCTCCTGCGTGATCCGCTCCTGCTCGTACAGTTCGATGAGCTGCGCGTATTGGGTGCTCCCGAGGAGGAGCTCCATCAGGTACATGGCGCCGTAGACGGGCCCGTCCTTGCGGAGGGAGTTCAGTGCAAGGAACACGACACGCGGACTGATCACCTTGGGAACGGTGAAGTCCTGCCCGTCCACGGAGAACAGCGGCTCGCGTACCTCCTCGACCGGCGTGGTGTCGGTGGTGGAGAGGGCCAGGGTTCCGCCCTCGGTGGTGTCCGCCGGAGCGGTGCGGGTCTTGGGCGCTCGGGTGGTCATTGGTCCGCCTACGGGGTCTCGTCGATGGTTTTGAACGGGGCGATGCCGGCAGTCACGTAGAAGCCGGACCACTTGACGGTAAAGAGGGTCTGGCCGTCCTTCTTGTACGTGGACTCGACCTTGTCGTTGGACAGGCACTTGCGGATGATGAAGCGCCGCCGCAGCTGGTTCGGGCTGAACCCGTCGAGAATGATCGCCCGGTAGGTGGGCTGCGTGGCCGAGCTCGCGTACACCGGCTCGAAGCTCTTGAACCCGGTCCCCGACGCGGCGGTGCCGTCGTTCAGGAGGTACTTCAGGTTCTCCAGCGTCGGCTCGGCAAGGTTCGTCTCGATGGTGAACAGGCGCTTTGTGAGGCGGGCGCCTGCCACGTCGACGATCTGGTCGACTTCCAGGTCGGTGTACGTCTGGTCGACGGCCATCTTCGCGCCGTCCTGGGTGCCGCCGAGGTCCGTCCATGCGGATGCGGCCGGGGTCCCGTTGACAGCGGTGTCAGCCGGCTCGGTGGCACCGAAGTTGCCGATGTAGAGGGTCGCCGGACCCATGATCAGGTTGGTGGTGGTGACGCTCATGGTCAGCTCTCCTTGGACTTCACAGCGGCGGCAGGGGTGGGCTTGGCCGGTGCGGCGGCAGGAGCAGCGGAGGCGCCCTCGATGAGGAGGCCCTGACGCTTCAGGTCGAGATACTCGGCGTCGTCGACCTGGACGTCGACGTCGGGCTGGATGGTGGTGCGGACGGTTCGCATGGGGCTCCTAAAGGGTGATCCAGTGCAGGGCGAGGTCTGCCTGATAGCGGGCGTAGGACGAGTCATCGCCCGGCATGCGCCGCGGCTCCGACGTGAAGTGGGCCGACATGACCCGGGCCTGGGGGTAGCCCGGCAGCAGAGTGAGGGCCCGCTGCATGCCGGCCCCCTGGTACGCCGCTGCAGCAATCAGTTCCATCAGGGACGCAGCTTTGCCCCACGGCGGCTTGCCGGAGCCGGGGTTCACCGCGTAGGTGTCGATCTGTACGACGGGCTCGCGTAGCGCGTAGTCCACCTGCGGCGATCCACCCACGGCGCCGACAACGTGTACGAACCCGTTCTCCGCCCACGCTGCAGAATCCGACGGGAGCGTCGTGGCAACCTGCCCCGGTTCGATCCCTGCTGCGGACAGCAGCCATGCGACGGCAACGAGTTCCGTGTTCGCCATGGGGATGACGGCCATCAGAGCCTCCCGCGCCGCTTGTAGAGGGCAGGCCGGATGAAGGGTTGCGCGGGGGTTCCGGGGTGCCAGACCCGGTTCACGGGGTGGAGGGCGCCAGGCCAGTGCAGGGCCTGCTTGGTGCTCGGGGTGATCTCGTGCGGCCCGGACCCGAACTCGACCGTGGACCAGTACGGGACGTTCCTGACGCCGACGCGCAGCTGCCCGTGGTTCACCTCGTAGTAGGTGCCGGCCCGCAGCCGTCCGGTGCGGACGGGGGCCATGCGTTCCATGTCGTTCTGGATTTCGCGGCCGAGCTTGTGGAGGTAGCGGGTGATGGCGTTGCGAACCCAGCCCTGCCATCCGTGGTTCACGGTGACGTGGCAGCTTGCACCGAGCATCGTCCTGCACCTCCCTCTACGGCTGGTGTCGTTCTGTGCCCTGCTGGCTGGCCGTTTACGGGCCGTGGCGCCTTGGGGTGGTCTTGCTGTGTCGGAGCCTCAGGCGGCTCGTCCTGTGCGTTTCAGGTCGAGCCGCAGGGGCTGCGCGATGATCGGGTTGGTGTTCTTCGTGGCGGACACGACGATGTAGATCTCGTTCGTCGTCTCGTCTTTGATCCGGTCGTTTTCAGTGACGTTCGTGGCCGGGGGTACCCGGCAGATGTGCGTGCGGATGATCCGCGGTGTTCCGCTGACCGGTTCCTGTGCAGTCCGGCTCGACTCAACGAGCGACGCCGGGATGCCGGACACGGCAACGGCGTTCGTGTCGGTCTCGTCCCCGAAGGCGTCCGTTTCTGTGCCACGGAGGACGCTGATGCGGGTCGTGGCGACGATCACGCGTCACCGCCCATCGGCGTCCATACCTGCTGCTCGTCGGACGCTTCTGACAGAACTGAGCCGCCCCCCGATCCGGACTCGAAAGGCGACCGGACGTGCAACGAGCGGGACCGCATCCAGCTGACCCGCTGCAATGCCTGCTTCGCCCGCGGGCCGAGCGTCATGGCCCGGTCGTTGAGGTTGCCGACGATCCCGTCCTGCTGCACCTGGTTGGCATCCAAGCGCGTGTTGAGGTCGTACTGGCCGGCCTCCCACGCCGCCTGATACGCGACCGCCTGGCCGAGCCAGTGAACATCCCGCGGCCGAATCCGAGGCGTGTCCGCGTAGATCCGGTTGGAGAACATTTCGATGGAGGCCTGCGCCTGGGCAAGCTGCTGCTGGTCAACGGTCACACCGGTGACCTCGATGACCTGCTGCGGGGTTGCCCAGGCGTCGACCATGTCAGCCCTCGTCGATCTGCTTGCGGGGCGTGGTTGTCTTCTCCGGCTCCGAGTCCATGGCCGACGGCACGACCTCGACGCTGTAGCGCAGCGAACGCGAGACGCCGTCACCGGTGAGGTCGGTGCCGTCGAAGGACACGTCGCCACGCGGGTGGAGTCCGCGCTGGATCGCTTCCTGCAGAGTGGCAAGCTTGTTCGGCTCGTGCTCCGGTCCGTCCGTTTCCCCGAACTGGCCGCCCAGGACGACGAACTCCTTGGCGTGCCGGGTGCCGTCCGAGCCGTCCGCCGACCGCTTGGCGACCTGCGTCTCCGGCGTCTCCTTCTCGGTGGCCTTCTTCGCTGCCGCCATCATCAGATCCCGACGAGAACGGCGGCGGCCTTCGGGTGACCGAGGGCGAACGCGCGGCGGGCGCGCATCTTCAGGATCGACTCGTCCGTCAGCGCCGACAGGCCGTCACGGCCGTCGATGAAGATGGACTCCGGTCCCGACCGGCGGCCAAGGCGCAGGAAGTCGGCGTTGGCAACGACGAGGATCGGCTTGCCAGCCGGGGCGTCGGTCGCAGTCGCGGAGATCCGGCAGCCAAGCGACCAGCGCACCGGCAGGTCGAACAGGGTGTCGGGGGTGCCACGGTCGCCCTGCTGGCCCTGGACGAAGATCGGCTGACCCTGCAGGTCCTTGACGGCGCGAAGCGTGGCACGGAACGACGGGTGGGCGATGACGACCATGCGGGACAGGTCGAAGTAGTCGCCGCCCTCAGCCTTGCCGAGGACCGCGGACAGGTCGTCGTAGCTGGGGCCGGCCGAGCCAGCAACGGTGATGTTGTCGTTGGCTGTGTAGCCGAGACCCGCGTTGGTCTGGGTGAGCGTGTAGTACACCGACTCAAACGGGACGCCCGTACCCACAGCCGCGGACACGGCGAGGGTGGCGTTGTCGAGGAGCTTGGCGTAGCTGGTCGCCCAGTCCTTCTGCTTGGTCGTGAGGATGTTCGCGAGCGAGTCGTCGATGTCCTCTTCGGCGATGCGGATCGCCTTGCCGAGCTTCTTCGCGATCAACGTGATGTCGTCGTTGGTGGAGGTGTCCTCGCTGTACGCGCCACCCTTGTCGACCACGGAGACGCCGACACCGGCGGACCGCGGGATGGACTTGGTGTTGGAGCTCATGGGCTCCGGCGATGCGAGGGACTCGACTGCGGACATCTGGTCGACGCGCTGGATGACCTCGGAGGAGTCCTCTTCCGGGATCCAAGCCTCATACGTGTTGCGTGTCATGGTGGTTGCCCTCCTGCGGGCGCGTGATGGGGAAGCTGGTGGGCTCGGGCCCCATCACGGGCGCCTTCGCATACAAGGGCGGTGGGCTGATCCGATCACCGAATCAATTCACCTGATGATGAATATACCTTCGATTGTCAACCCGTGCGGCCCAGAACACGCATCGCGTGCTGCTCCGCCGACGACTTCGGCTTCTCCTCCGCCGGCTTCCGATCCGCCGCAGTTGGCCGGGCCTTCGGCTTCGGCTTCACTGCGGCCTGGAAGAACTCGGGGTACTCGGACCGGATGCGGTCTATCTCCGACTCCAGGCCGACGACGTCGCCGTCCTCGTCGACGGACAGGCCGTCCATTTCGAGGAGGCGCAGCACACGGTCTGCCGGGCCGCTGACTCCGGCGTCGGAGAGGGCGGCGCGAGCCGCAGCCTTGACGAGCGGGGCCCGGAAGCGGGACTCGCCTTCCTCGCGGGCCTCGCGGAGCGCCTTCTCGTGCTCGGTCTCGTTGGTGCGGGTCTTCTCTTCCAGCTCCTTGGCGCGGAACCTATTGCGCTTGGCGTCCTCGTTGGCCTTCTTCAGCGCCGCCTGCGTTTTGCGCCACTCCGCCTCGGATGGCGGCGTGAACTCCTCGACGGCCGGGGCCTCGGGCTTGGCGGGCGGCTTCGGCTTCGGCGCCTCGTCCTCAACGTCGCTGTCATCGTCGTCACCGTCGCCGGACGTGTCGTCGCCGTCCTCGCCGTCCTCGCCGTCGTCACCGCCGGTGTCGTCGCCGTCAGGCGCCCCTCCGGCAATGTTGTACACCGGGCGTCCGGCGACGTAGCCGATGACGGTCTTCGGCGGCAGGCTGATCCCGGCCGGGCGTGTGGGCAGGGTGTCGGTGAGGTCGGTGTGGTTGTTCACGGGTGAGCTCCCATCTCGGGGTTGGTGTGGCCCATCACGGGCTATGCGGTGGGTACGGATCGGTTGGCGAAGCGGCCGGCTCGCACAGCTGTGGCAGCGAACTCCTCGACGCTCTTGGGGAGTCCGGCGCCGGTGCGTAGGAGTTCGTGGGCGGCACGGATGCGGGCCGCGTTGGTCTCGGATGGCAGCGACCAGCCGCGGGCTACCGAACGGCGGGCCTCGCGGCGCAGCGTCTCGGGCAGGGTTGGGACGCCTTCGACGGCCCAAGAGTCTTTCCAGGCGACGACACGGCAACGGCAGTGCGGGTGCAGCGGCGGGGCGGGCAGGTCTACGCCGCGGCCTCGCTGGGCCGGGTCGAACGACAGCCCGCCGGGGAAGTCGTCGCCGACGTCCACGACGTGCCCGGCGTAGGCGGCGCAGTTGACGCACGCGTCACGCTCGGCGATCCACAGCTTGCGGGCGCCCACCGCCCGGATCCCGGCGATCAGTCCTTCGTTGACGGCCTGGTTGACGGCCCACGTCACGTTGGTGCGGATGCTGGCCACTGCCCCACGGGCCGTACCGATCGCCGTCGCGACGGCAGACCAGCGGCGGACCCTTGCCGGGCGCAGCGCCGCCAGTGCCCTGTCCCGGCGTTCGTCGACTGCCGCCGCTACTCGTGCGGTGGCGTTGCGGAGACCGCGGGAGGGGCGGGAGGGGAGCGGATCGTGCCGGCCGCCGCCGACCTGGCGCAGCCACTCTGAGCCCTGTCGGGCCCCGAGCATCACCGCGTCCGTCAGGGAATCCTCCATGGTCTGCTGCGCGCGGATGCCGACGCCCTGCAGGATCCGGCGGATCGCAGCCCGCACGGCTTTGAGGATCCGGCGCAGCAGCGACGGGTTGGCGGCTTCGGCGTCGGGGCTGCCGAACGCCCGCGTCCATGCCACAACGGTGCGCCGTACCAAGGCGGTGAAGTCCGCGTCGACGCTGCCGGTCGCCTGGGCGATGATGCGATCCTCGAACGCCTCGACGGCGTCGGTGTGGTCATCCTGTACCAGGCGGGCGAGCCGCTCGTTGCCTGCCATCAGGTGGACGCCTCCACCCCGGCGAGGAGCTCGATGTCGGACAGAGCACCGGACAGCAGCCCCTGGACCTGCTCAGTTGTAACGACGCCCAGGGCTGCTGCGGCACCGAGTTTCTGGGCGGAGTCGGCGACGGCGGCGAGGATCTGTACGCGTCGGCCGAGTTCGGCATCGTCGACGCCCTCCAGCCACTCGTCGACCTGCTCCTGCCGGTACCCGGCCTCCAGCAGGACTTGCTTGCGGGGTACGCCGTTCTTGACCTTCTCCGTCGCGGTCTGCCACCCAGTCTGGTCCTCGACGGTGGCGGCAGGTACCCAGCGGACGTCGACGGTGGCGTCGTCGTGGCCGAGGAGCTTAAGGGCGAAGGTGAACACCTCGCGCCACGTGGCCCCGAACGACATCTGCCGGTTGCGGATCTTCTTGACGAACGGAGCTTCCTTTGCCCGGATGCTCTCACCCGACGGCACTTCGCCCTGGGGGTCGAACAGGTGCAGGGGTGTGGTGGTGATCTGTGCCATCGCCCGAACCTCGAACATGATCGGGTCCAGGAACACGCTGGGATTCGCCGCTTCGAACTGACCGACGTTCTTGTAGCCGCGCAGCAGCCACACTTCCCCTGGCCCAGCCTTCAGGGCGCTGTCGTCACCGGTGTCGGTCGCGCCCGCGCTGGCCTCGTCGGTCGGGAAATCATCGAAGTCCCCCGGCTCCAGGTCGCTGGTGTCCGTGGTCGCCGCGTCCGTGAGGGCATACCGCTGCGGGAACCCCTGGAAATCCACGGTCCCCATGTGGGTGATGCTGAGCTTGTTGATGGCGTTCTGCGGCCCGTAGGCGCCACGATGCTCGGGCCTGCCGTAGGGGCGGGACGTGCGGAAGTGAAACGCCGGCGGCCGACCGTAGTCGTGCTCGATGACCCACGAGTCCTCCCCGCCGGCCTCGGGGTCCTCCGGGTCTTCGGCGGTCAGCCAGTGATGCCAGTCCCCCTTTTCCGTCCCCTTCGAGCCGGGCATCGTGGTCCAGCGTTCGGTCCGGTCGTCGTAGAGGAGTTCCGCCCGCTGGACTTCGCCAAGGCTGGTCTTCTCGCACCACCGCTTAATGACGTATTCGATCTCGCGGGGGTTCTCGGCGGAGTAGATCGCCCTCACGGTCTGCGGCGAGTTGTAGTGCATCTCGACGCCGGTGACAGTGCCGTGCTCGTCTTCGATGGGGAGGACGATCAGGTAGGCGTCGCCGAGGGTGCAGGCGTGGCAGTGGATGTCGGGGGCTTCGAGGTCCATGCCGTTGTCGGCCCACAGCTTGGAGATGAGCTCGGTTTGCTCGTCCTTGGTGCCGGTGATTGCGGCGATCTCCAGGCGGTCGACGATCGCATCGACGGGCGTTTTCGCGAAGTTCAAGCGGAAGTCGACGCCGGTGTCTTCGAGGGCGCGACGCAGTCGGGCAGACGCGAAGATCTCGGGGACGTCGCCGTCGTAGTACTGCTGCGCCGTCCGGTAGTCCGGGCGCGCGTCGTCGAGCTCCTCTATGCCTTGCATCAGGTCACTCGACGCCACAATCGCCACCCTTCATTCAGGTCAGCATAACGCCACACCTTTGAATCAAAGGTAGCTTGCGCTGCTGGCCTTAGAAATCTCCCTCGCCTTGTTCGGGATGAACCGTCGGATCGCGCTCCCCACGGCATCGACCATGTCGTCGTGCGGCGCCTTCGGAAACGCGCACATCTGCTGCTCCAACTCGACCAGCCGACGAGCATGGATCACCCGGCCGCGCTGGTAGTGGTTCAACACCCCTTCGGCCCGAACGAACTTGGGCTCGGACTGATTGACGGTCTTCACCTTCACTGGCATGTGGTGGAACACGGACTGCCAGACGTCCTGACCTTGGTTGATCTCCAGGAGGATCAGCCCGATCTGCGGCCATTCGTCGAGCAACGCGAGCACACGCTCTCGCATGTGGACACCGGGCGGAACCTTGACAGCCAGGGCGGCGTGCACGGTGCAGCGTCGGGTCTGGGCCGACCACGACACGACCGCAAGGCCCGTGTAGTCGGATCCCTTCTTCGCGGTAACCGCCGGGTCGATGCTGAGCATCATGTGCGTGATCGGGTCCGGGCCCTCCTCACCGGGATACCGGAAGTCCTCCGGGACCCACAAGTCGCCGTCCGCGCCCATCGGATCGTTCGACATGTTCTTCGCGAACGACCTGGTGTGCTCAATGCTCTTGAGGTACGCGAGCGGCCACTTGGCGGGCCAGACACTGCGCTCGGTCCCGTCGTCGCGCTGGACGATTGGCGGGGTGTAGTGGGCGCGGAACCCTTCCTCGCTGATCCACTCTGCGGTCTCGACGCCGCGGGCGTGCTTCGTTAGCTGGTGGACGATGCTGCCGGGCATGGTGACGGTCCCGGAGATGACGACCCGGGCGTAGACGTTGAGGGGCAGGATTGAGTCGATGAGGGTGGTGCGCCGCTTGCTGGCCTGGTCAGCCGAGTAGCTGGACTCATCGGGCTCGATGTCGTCGCACAGGATGAGGTCCGGGCGCTGCTCCCCCACCTTCATGCCGAGGTTGGAGCTGTCGATACCTCGGGCCGCGAACACGAACCCGGACTTGGCGACGTACATCGACTGAGTGTCGGCGACGTTCGCACCGGACGGGCGACGGGCCGGGGTGCACAGGTCCGGGAAGTCCTGGCGCAGGAGTTCGTTGGTGTCGATCTCCCGCTTGAACGACCCCAGATGCGTCTCCGCCTGGCCGGCTGAGGATGCGAAGGCTGCGGCAAACCGGACGTGACCGTGGGCGGCGGCCCACATCGGCAGGATGAGGAACCACCAGGTCGACTTCCCCATGTTGCGAGGGGCGATGTAGGCGTCACGCTCCTCGGACGGTCCGCCGACCGGGCGCACCCATGGGCGTGCGGCCCGGCACCAGTCGAGGTGGGCATCCCCAAACGTGATCACTCCTTCGCTGTCCCGCAGATGATGCCGGACGTAGACCAGGGCGAACAGCAGCGGGTCGAGGCGCGTGAGGGTGCGTCGCCCTTCGGCGTTCCCGAGGAGCCGCGGGTCGAACTGGGCGAGGTAGGCGCCGAGGTCGAACCGCTCCGCGTCCAGGCCGTGCAGGTAGCTCCGGGTGAACGTCGCGGTCGTCACGCTCGACCCTCGCCGGCCTCACCGGCGACGATCGCGGCCTCCTCAAGGGCAGTCTTGGCTCGGGCCTCGCGGATCATCTCCTGCAGTTCCACGTCCTGCTGGGTGACCTCGGTGACCTGCGCTTCGATCTTCGTCGTGGCGATGCCGAGGAGCTTGTTCTGCGCCTCGACAGTTCTGGTGACACCAGTGAGGGCGCGATCGACGGCGAGGGCGGCCGGCACCTCTGGGCCCTTTTCACCGTCGCCCATGGCTCGGTCCCAATGGGCGTTGCGAAGGGCAAGGTGGTCGCGAAGGACACCTTCGAGGCGGTCGAGTTGAAGCTGCCGCCAGGCATCGACTCGGGGGTCGACTCGGCGGGCGGCTTCCTCGTAGACGAGCTCCTTGGCGGTGGTGGTGCTGATGCGGTGGCCGTCGGTCGGCCCGTCGGGAGCTTGGGTGAGGACGTCGATCTGCCGGTAGGTGAGGCCCTGGAGCTTGAGGTCGAAGACGATGGCGGCACGCTCGGCGCGGACGGCGGGGTCGAGCTTGCGGTGCGGTGCGGGCCCTGCTGCCATACCAACCACTCCCCTGACCAATGATCCTTTAGCAGAATACCGCTATCACCTTAGAATCCTAGGTTACCGGGCAGGCTTAGTGTGCAATCCTCCCTCCCGTCGAGCTTGGAGGCAGACATGGTCAGCGCACGCGGAGGCCGATGGGGCTTCGTCTACCCCAGCCGCCAGGACGTCTATCGGGCTCTGCGCCGCGACGGCGCCAGCAAGTCGAAAGCCGCCCGCATCTCCAACGCGGGCCGCTCCTTCTCTGCCCGTTCCCGCATGGCCCGCAAAGCTGCACGCACCAGGCGGCGCCGCGGTCAGTAGCCCGCTCCGCGACACGCAAAGGGCCCGCCCTGTGGATCAGGGCGGGCCCGGCTGGTCGAGGTCACGCGTCGTCATCTTCGGTCTCGTACTCCCGCTCCCAGTAGTCGCGGTCCGCGCGTGCGGCCTGGGCGGGGGTTTCCTCCCATGGCGGGAGCGGAGCCGGCGGGGCGGTCACGGAGTTGCCTTCGGCTCGACGACTCCGAGGAGCGGACCTTTGAGGTCGTCGGCGAACACGAACTTCTTGCCATCCTCGTTCGTCCATACGCGGGCCATCGCGGCGTCGTGGAGGCGCTTCTCCAACTCGGCGACCCTGGTCTCGGCGCGCATCAGGTCTTCGGTTCGAGCCGCGAGAGCGGAGCCCAGGCCGCTTCCGACCGAGACCACCCGCTTGTTCGCGGCCTCAAGTTCCGCGATCCGCCTCTTCAGCGCAGCCGTGTCGTAGATGTATGCGCGCTCCACCTCGTCGAGTCGCGCCTGCAACCTGGAGACCACTTCGGCGGGAGACTGGGCGGGCTGGTTCGGAATCGTCATCAGGGTCCTTCCGGGGCTGGGTTGATGCTGGTGCTGACTACCGGGCGCGGCCGTGGTTCGGGTGCCTCGACGTGGTACGGGGCGAGTGCGCACCACGCGGCGAGGACCGACAGGAGCAGGCACAGGCCGCTCGTGTGGGGCTTCATCGCAGGCTCCTTATCGGTTGAGGCCGGGCAGGTCGGCCCAGCTATGGACGAGTCGCGGGTTGTGGGCGGCGAGCAGCTTGTTGGCCGTGGCCAGCCGGGTATGCAGTGCGCTGGCGGCTTCGAAGCGCACGCCTTGGGGGCAGACAGCGAGGACGCGACCGGCGAGAAGCCGGCCCGCCAGTCCCGCCTCGGCGATGGCGTCACGCACCTTGGGCGGGAGGCTGCTGGCGGACAGGGCGGCGACCGCATCCGGGACGGGGACCGCGGTGCGCGGGAAGGTGATCACGGGGTGGCCTCCTAGTACCAGTGGCCTGCGTCGTTACGGCGGCGGACGTACATCTCGGAGTGCGTCCTCGTAGTGAGGTCGCTCTTCGGCAGCGGGCACCGGACTACGGCGCCCGCTCGCTCGGTGGCGATGACCTCACCGGGACCCGTGCACGTGACGTGCTGAACGCTGATCTGGTCACCTACGCGGAGACCGAGGAAGTCGGGCACTGGCGTCGAGGCGATGTTCCGCCGCCACCAGCCCACGCCTTCGGGGCGGTCGGGCTGGCAGGCATCGGCTCAAACAGATCGCCGGGCCGGTAGTCGTACACGTACCGGTCGTCCACCGCGTATGCGGTGAGAGCCAGGGTGGGGCTGTAGAGGTGCCCCCGGTCGAAGGCAGCCGGAACGCTGGAGATCGGGTAGTCGGGCACGGCGGGTCCTCCGGGGGTGAGCTGGGCGGCGACTGCGTTGAAGTTGGTCTATGCGCACCTCGCGAAGTCCGCGGCAACGAGGTGACGGGTGGCCTTGTAGGTGCTGAGCGCGACGTACAAAGCGGGGTCGGTGGGGCCGTAGACGTGGACATGGATCCACTTGCCGGTCGTCCGGTGCTGCGCCCAGACCTTGGCGGCGTCGGCGCCGAGGTGTGCGGCCCGGTAGGCCTTGGCGGTATGCCGGCCGAACCAGCTGCGGTGCCCGTCCTTCAGGTCGTCGGCGCCAAGGCGGTCGAGGAGGTCTCCGGTGCGGATGAGGTCGCCCTGCTCGACGGCGGCGGCGATGAGGCCGGAGCGGCACCGGTAGGCGAGGGCCTTCGTGGTCGTGCGGGCCGCGGTGTGGATCCGGCGGAGCTGGGCGGTGACGCGCATTGGTACCCCTCGACGTGGTGGCGCTTGGCGATGACTCCATCATGTAGCCCTATGCGTAGCCCTGTCAATAGGGCTACGCATAGGGCTTATGGTTGGCCTTACCGTAGGGCTACAGTTGTGCCAAAATGAAGGCATGGCCACCGACTACGAACCCAGCCCAGACGCAGCCGCCGTCTTCGCGGAATACAGGGAGCACTACGAAGGCGAGCGCGACCTCAAGCCCAAGATGCGCGAGCACGCCGCCCTGGAACTCAAGGCCGGCGCCACGGTCGGCCAGCTCGCAAAAGCCACCGGCCTCACCCCCGAGGTCTTCCGCCGCATGGCCCGCGACCTCGGCGTCGAACGTCGCCGCCCGCCAACTGTCGGCAAGCTCAAGCCCGACTCGGGGAGCAGCGCATGACCGACGACCTGGTGCAGTTCCTCCGCGACCGCCTCGACGAAGACGAGCTGACTGCAAAGGCTGCCGATCCCGGCCTGGGCAACCTCCTCAGCCAGGTTGAGTACCTCGACGATGAGGTACAGGCAGATGAACGCCACATCGCCCGCCATGACCCGGCCCGCGTCCTGCGCGAGGTCGACGCCAAGCGGGGGATGATCGAGATCCACACGGTCGTCGGCGGCTTCGAGGACGAGGACATGACCGATCTCGGGCTGGGATGCAGCGAGTGCGGTTACTCGGCCGAGTACAGCGACCAAGGCGGCTGGTGCGACACGGTCAGACTGCTCGCCGTGCCCTACGCCGACCACGCGGACTATCAGCAGGAGTGGACGCCATGACCGACGACATCGACGCCACAATCACCGCCGTGCTGATGCGCGCGCAGCAAGCCCGGGGCTTCGCCGAGTACTTCAAGGTCGGTGACCTTGTTCGCTTTCCGCTCGGCGTGCAGTGGAATCGTGAGCGCGACTACCGAATCCACAAGATCTACAACAACGGCTTCGAGGTGGAATCCAACGGACACATTCAGAGCCACACGGACGAGGCCGCCCATCGTCTCGGGATGACGCACTCGCCGAATCAGGTGGACTGAACGGCCAACCTGCCCGATTCCTCCCCCTCCGCGCCCCTGCACCAGCCAGACTGCCGGTATGGGGGCGCGATTTGTTGTCCTGGGCGAGACCGAGGCGGAGTGCGCCGACGGTCTGGCCGAGCTGTGCGAGCAGCTGGGTGCGGTGCCGACGACCAGGCCATGCCAGGCGACGGGCGGCCGGTGGATTGCCCGCGCCGTACCCAAGACGAAAGCCCCGGTCGAGGAAGGCCGGGGCTGATCGTCGCGGACGGGTCGCTCACTGCTTGTTGTTGGTCTTGGCCCATACGCCGCTGGTCTTGCTTTGGACGTTCCGCTGGTCGACGGGCCCGTTGTAGACGTTCGTGGTGACTCCGGAACGGGCACGGCTGATCGCTGCGCCAATCGCGGTGGCGAGCATCGCCGCGCCAGCGAACGGCAGGGTGACCATCAGGACGCCGTTCAGCGTGACCGAGGCGAGGCCCTGCAGGACCAGCCATGCGCCGCAGCCGATGCCGGTGACGCCAGTGCCGACGCCGATGGAGGCGACCGCGATTCCGGCTGCCCAGGCGGGCACGATCCGCTTGTCGTCCTGCTTCACGGGCGGGGTGTCGCCGATGCGCGGTCCGTCCTCCCACGATGGCAGGTCGGGGTTGTTGTAGGAGGTCGGCCGTTGTGCGCCGATCTGACTGATGGCGGTCATCATCTGGTTGGCGCGCTCGTTGATTACGGCGTCTCGGTGGGCCTGCCCGGCAGCGGGGGCGGCGGGCGGCTCGGGCAGGACGGTCATGGCGGTGGGTTCTCCTATCGGTCGGTGTGATCAGCGGATGGGGCTTTGATCTGCTCGTTGAGCTCGGCAACCTCTGTGATCTTCTGGAGGATCGGGCCGAGGTCGAGGGTGAGCGTCATGCGCGCGGGGGTGGCCTTGCGCAGGTCGATGCGGAGTTCCCTGCCGCCGGGGTCAAGCATGGCGAGGTGGGCATCGAGGAGCTTCTCGGCGGCCTCCAGCAGGGCGTAGATCTCCTGAGCGTTAGTGGCGGTGAACTCGTACTTGGGCGGGATGGCGGTCACGGCGGTCTCCTGGATCTAGGCGGCTTCGGCGAGTTCGGCGGAGTCGACAGGGATGTCGGCGTGGTTGGGGTGCGCCCAGATGCCGCGTTCTGTGTCCATGGCGCGGCCCTCCCGCTTGAGGCGGGTGAGCGCGCTCTTCACGGCGCCGAGGGTCAGGCGGGTCTCTTGGGCGATGGTGTTGCGACCGACGGGCCGTCCGCGCTGCAGGAGGAAGGTGTAGACGGTGTCGTCGGTGCCAGCCGGCGCTTCGGCCTCGATGGCGGCAGTGGCGGCGGCGATCGGGTCTGCGCTGCTGGCGACCGCGGTCGTGGCGGGGATGGCGTCGTCGGGCAGGCTGACGGTCTCCCCGCGGAGGCGTGCGGCAAGTCGGTCGAGGCGCTCCGTGTAGGCCTTGCTGGTGCAGGCGGCCGCGGAGGCTTCGATGGTCGGGGTGGTGCCGGTGGTGGCCCAGTGGGCGGGGTCGCGGTCGAAGTGGGCACGGAACATCGCCTGGCGATTGTCGGGGCCCTTGATGTAGCCGAGTCCGGCCGTGCTGGTCTTGTCGGGCCAGTACATGGGCAGTGCAGATGGGTTGACGTCCCAGCCGGGCAGGCCGATGGAGTCGGTGAGCGTGCTAGCGGTACGGAACATGACGGTGTTGCCGGACTGCAGCTGCTCGCGGATGTCCGTGGACTCGGGTCCGGAGCCGTAGTAGTTGGACTTGGGGCCCTGGAAGACGAGGCGCAACTTGATGCCGCATTTGCGGGCCATGAGCACGATCTCGAAGACGAGGTCGACGGCGCCTTGCAGCTTAAGGACTCGGTGGGCTTCGTCGATGGTGACGGAGATCAGCGGGTCAGGGTCGCCGACGACGAAGTGGTCCCGGCCGCGGAGCTTGCGCCCCTTGTGGTCGGTGAACTCGAGCAGTGAGTAGCGGGCGGACCGCTCGTACATGATCTTGCGGACCTCGTAGAGCATGGCGAGGCCGCCCTGGGCTGTGTCCTCGTACCAGTCGACGGACTCCCGCCAACGGGGCAGGGACTGGCCGCCCTGCGGGTCGCACACCCAGGAGACGATCCCGTTGTGGCGCTCCGTGCCGAGGAGCATGTCGAGGAAGCGGCTCTTGCCGCCGTCTGTTGCGCCGTACACGACGGAGTGCACCGGGCCGGACGGCTTCCAGAACGCGTAGTGCGCGGGCTCCCCGTCGTAGAAGATGCCGACTTGGGCCTGGCCGGTGGTCATGTCGAGGATCTGCGGGCCCGGGTGATCGGTGCCCTTCTGCAGCGGGTTGCGGTTGAAGACGGCGATGATCGCGCGGCGGGCGGACATCCCCACCGCCTTCTCGATCTGGATCATCTCGTCGGGGATGTCGAGGTCCCCCGCGATGTCGTTCATGGCGGACACTGCGCGGCGCCAGTTGCCCTTCTTCAGGACGATCACACCGGTCCAGCCGTAGTCGGTGGTGATGACGTTGACGAGCGTCGAGCCAGGCAGGGAGCCGTCGGAGCAGGCGACCTTGTCCTGCCAGGCCTTCATCTGCTCGGTGAGGTCGAGGACGGGCGCCGCAGTGCGCCGGCCGCGCCGCCACCAGTAGATGCCGTGACCAAGGCCCCAGGCGACGAGGAGCGCCGGGAAGGGGCTGTCGCCGATCTGCACGCCGCCGGTGGCGGCCATGGCGGTGACGAGGCCTCCTCCGCTGGTGGCGGCGGACACGGCGCCAATGAAGTCGTTGCGGGCCGGGAGCCTCTTACGGAGACGCTTCTTGCCGACACGGCCTTCCCAGCGGCCCCAAGCGGTGGTGACGACTGCGCTCGTGACGGTTGCGGCGACAGCGGTCTTCCAGCCGTCCGGAGCCGTAGCCAGGACGGTGCCACTGAGGGCGAGGGCGCTGGTGGCGTAGACGGGGGCCATGCCGCGGCGTGTGCGGTAGGCGAGGCGCATCGCGCGACGGGCCGGCTTCGTGGTCCGCTTCTTCTTCGGGCCAGCCGCGACGGGGGCTGCCGTGACGGTCTTCTCGGCGGTGATGGTCTGCGGCATGGCGGCTGTCTCTCCTGTGAGTGCGAGGGGCGGGGCGGCCCCGGCAGGTAGCCGGGGCCGCGGGGGCGGTCAGGCGTCGGCGGTGTACGCCTGCTTGGAGGCCATCCGTCCGCCCTGGGCGGCGACGGCCTCCTGGATGTTGGAGTGGCGGTCGTGGATGTTCTTGGAGGACTGGGCAGCGAGGGCGGCGGCGTCGAGCGCGGCCTTCTGGTAGGCGAGGGCGGCGGCCTGGGCGGCGATCGCCAGGTCGCGGAGGGCGGACAGTTCGTCGAGCGAGCCGCCGTCGTCACCGAACTCCAGCGCGGTGGCCTGCTCGATCGCGGCCTCAATGGCGGCGAGCTCGTCCACGGTGCGCTGGGCGAGTGAGCTGACTTCCTCGGCGCTGACGTTCTTCTCGGAGGCGTAGCGGGCGACGAACGCCTTGAGCGTGTCGACGCCGGTGATCTCCTGGAGCTGGGCGATGGCCATGGTTCCTCCTGTGGTGGATGCGGTGGTGGGGTCGATCTCGGGGTCGTCGTTCTTGATCAGGACGAAGGCGCGGGACTCGGGGCCGGTCGGCTTCGGGTCGGCCGCCGGCTTTGTGGCGGTGGGAGCTTCAGCCGGCTTCGGGATGGTCGTGATGGGGGTCTCGGTCTTGGCGGGGTCGGTCTTGGCGACGGGTGCGCCGTCCGGGCCGATGTCCTCGCCGATCGCCAGCTCGGGCTCCGGCTCGTAGCGGCCGAACTTGGTGGCGGCCCGCTTCTTCGCCTTGGGCCACTCGCGCTTCCAGCCGCGCATGAAGCCCCGCCAGAACGTTCCGGTGGCGGTCGCTCCTGTCGCCGTCCATGCCGCCAACTTGGCGCCGGTGCGGCGACCGTTCTTCTTGGCGGATTTGGCGATGCGCTTCTTGTGGTCCTTGGAGACGTCGGCCATGCCGTTCTCGATGCCGCGAGCGCAGGCGTAGGCGATGGCCAGCAGGATGATGAGTCCGAGCATGGTCAGCCCCCCATCAGCCACATGACGAGGGATCCGACCTGCGTGGCGATGAAGCCGAGCGCCTTGGACGCCCCTTCGCCAAGTACGCCGGGGATCATGACGGTGAGCGTGGGCGTGAACGCCGCGAGCAGTAGGGTGCGAGCCTTGACGCCGTTCACGAAGTCGCTGATCAGCCAGATCAGGGCGGCGAGGGCCAGCGCGAACGTGATCCCGAAGCCGGTCCACTCGCCTGCCAGCCCGTCAACGAACCCGTCGACGGCGGTTGTGGCCTGGTTGATGAGCTGGCCGACGGGGGTGGAGACGAGGCCGATGGATGCGGTCAGGACGAGCAGGACTTGAATCTGCGGGCTCTTGATCTTCGCGGTGAAGCGGTTGATCCATGGGAGCCGGTCGGCGACGTAGAGCACGCCGGCTGTTCCTAGGCAGGTTCCGCCTGTTGCGGCGGAGATCCCTGCGTCAATCATGGGCATTTTCGGGTTCCCCCTTGTGGTTACGGTGGGTTAGTGGTTTCCTCGCGTGCGCGCGGGCGCGAGCAGGCGCGTTGAGATCTCGATGGCTCGCCCGGAACGGCTTGAGCCGTTCCTTGAGCCATTACGTTCGGTTAGGTGTCGGCGATGGACTGGCGAAGCTGGTCGAGGAGCTGGACCGCCTTGCTGGCGGCGTCCGCCCGTTCGGCTTCGGGGAGGCGAGCGATCACCGCCCGGAGTTGATCGACCGCCACGGGAAGGGTCGTCAGAGGGCCTTGCTGCTCGGCGGACTTGCGGCGATCACCCATGTGCTGGGCGGAGCGCGCCTGCCGGGCAGCGAGTCGGGGGCGGCGGGTTCGAGTGATGGTCATCGCGTCCTCAGTCGTTCAGGGCGGGGAGGTCGATGCGGTCGAGGATTTCGGTGCGGATGTTCTTCGCCGACGAGTCGGAGGGCCGGCCGTGGCCTGCCTGGCTGATCGCGTCGGCGAACTCGCTCGCGGTCGGGTTGCGCTTCAGCCGCTTGAACTCGGCGTGGAAGATCGGCTCGGCGAGCGCCACCCACTCGGCCATCGACCGTCGCGGGGCCTTCTCGGCGGCCGGCTTCTGGCGCAACTTGGCGGGGGCCTTCTTGGCGACAGCTGCCGTCTTCTTGGCGGGTGCTTCTGTCGCCTTCTTGGCGGCGCCAGAAGTGGCGTTCTGGCGCTCGTTCTGGCGGTCGCTTTTGGCGGGGGCGTTGTCGCCAACTGGCGGCACGACCGGAGCCAACTTGGCGGGCGCTTCCTGGCGGGGCGCTGTCGCCAGAACGGGTACCGCCGCGGTCGCCTGCTGGCGGTCACTGCGGCGCTGGCTCGGCTCGCGCTTGGCCTTCGCCGGGGCGGTGATGGTGTGCATGCGCCAGAGGATCAGCGAGGCGACCGAGGCGACGATGGCGATCAGCCACCACTTCGGGTCGGTCTTGCCGTCGTGGCCCGGGTCGACGCCGAAGAGTCCGGCGTCGGCCAGGTGGTAAATGACGTTGGCGGCGATGGTGAGGCCGATCGCCTGCATGACGTCGCGGTGCCGACGGAAGGCCTGGATGACGTACACGTCGATCACGAGCGGCAGGAGCCAGGCCACGCCCCCGTCGAAGCCGACCATCCTGGCGAGCTCGAACTCTCCGCTCGCGGTGAGACCGACAGCACCGGCGATGACGGCCCGGGCGGACCAGGTGTCGAGGTTGTCGTCGCGCTTCTGGCGCTTGGCGGTCTCGGCATTGGCCGCTTCGCGAATCTGGTCGGCCTCGCCATTGGCGGAAGCGAGGACCCGGGTGCGCAACCCCTGCGCCTCTGCAGCGGCGGTCTCGCGGATCTCCCTCGCGTCGGCCTTGGCCGCGGCAAGGAGCGTGTCGGCCTCAGCCTGTGCTGCGGCGGCGTGCTCGTCAGGGCGGGGCAGCGGCAGGGGGTGGAAGTCGTCGGGCGAGAACACGGGCCCTCCTCTCGGGTGGGATGGTGGCGACAGGGCGGGCGGGGTCAGGCGGCCTGGTCGAAGCGCCCGGACAGGGCGTCGAGCTCGTTGAGCTCGTCGATGAGGCGCGGGCCGAAGCGCTGGGCGGCGTCGTGCTCCTTGGCCAGGCCTCGCAGCCAGTGCCGGGTCCCGGAGTCACCGCGAGCGGCGATGTACCGGGTGACGATCTCGCTGGGCTCGATCCCGTCCGCCTCCTCTCGTGCGAGGCCGATGTCGGCGACGAGGATCCGCTTGCGGAGGTCCCGGATGTCGGCGGAGAACGTGGCGAAGTCAGCGTTGAACAGCATTGGGGTGCCCTTCGATCGGTACGTGGATGAGGTGGAGAGCCGCGGTCGCGAGGGAGCTGGGGGCTCGCCGCGCGACCGCGGCGGTATGGGGGCTAGCGGCGGCGAGCGGCCTCTTCGCCGATGTCATGGACGTCGAGCCCCAACGTCGAGGCCTCGTCCTGCAGTCGGTGCGACTCGGCTACGGCCGCCTGCCAGAACCGGTCGCCGGTGTGGTCCTGCCCCTTGGCGTTGAGGTCGGCGGCGATGCGGAGGCACACGTTCATCTGGTCGGCCGCGGCGCCGAGCGCGCTGGCGGTACGGGCACGGTCGGCAATCTGGCTCTGCAGCCAGGCGGGCGTTCCGGGCATGACGGTCTCCTTGATGCGGTGGGCGGCGACGTGGATGGGGTGGAGTACCGCGCCCGTGCCGGGGCTGGGGGTGGTCACCGGCGCAGGCGCGGCGATCTGTGGGTTAGCGGCGGGTGCGCTGCTGGCGGGCGAACGTGGCGCGGGATTCCGCGGCGGACTCGTAGTCGCGGCGGCAAGCGGCGATCGTGGCCGGCTCTTCGACGATGCTGCTCGGCTTGGGGGGCTTGGTCGCCTTGTCGGCGACGCCCCGGTCGCGGAGCACGGTCACCGCTCCGAGAGCTGAGCGAGCTCGGCCTGCGCCTGCGCCAGCTGGTCGAAATCGGCCGGCGTCATGGTGCGGGCGTCCATCGCGGACAGACGGGCGATCTCGTCCCGGCAGATCCTGGTGCGGACCGAAACCCGGTCGGTGGTGCGGACGTGCGACGCGGCAGCGTGGGCGTCGGTGTCCGTGGACGTCATCGGGAAGGCGGGAGCGATCGAGGGGGTCATGACGTCACCGCCCGACGGACGCTGCGAACGATCTGGGTGGCGGGCCAGAGGATGCGTCCGATGCGGGCGCGGATTCGCTGGGGGCGCTCCAGCCTGTGGGCGGCGGACCGGTGTGCGGCGGCGAGGCGGTAGTAGCTGGCCTGTACGGCCTTCGCCTCTGCCAGCTCGTCGGCCGACATCAAGCCAGCCGAGCGCCGGACCGAGATGCTGCGAGCGGCACTCTCGGCACGCCGCATCGCGGCGTAGTGCCAGTTCGGGGTGCGGCCCGGGGCGGTGATGGTCGCGGCGGGGGCGCCGGTAAGCTTGCGTGCAGCCATCAGGGGTCCTCTCAAAGATCCTGGTGGTGAGGGCCGGCCCGCGATGTAGGAGTCGCGGTGTCCGGCCCGTTTGCAGTTGTGGGGCGCTGCTCTCGGACGAGTCCGGTAGGAGTGAGCAGCACCGTCTCTCAAATTGGAACTTGAGAAGCGGCTACGAGGTAGACAGTAGGCGCCTCGGCACGCGCAGTCAAGACGTGTCTTGAGAGAGTGTCGGAACACCTCTACTCTCAACCCATGACCGATTCCCTGGACGCCGCCTTCGCCCCGCTGCACGCCCGCCTCAGAGCCATCAGCGACCTCAGCGAGCGCTACAAGGCCATCCGGGAAGCCGAGGAGACGTTCGAGCACCTCAAGCGAACCCATCTCCAAGAGGTCGCCCAAGGTCTCCGCGCCGAAGGGAAGAAGTGGAAGGAGGTCGCCGCGATCATGGGTGGCGTCTCCTACCAAAGGGCCTTCCAGTACGGCCGAGGCGAGTGAGCGGGACGTCTTCATGCCTTCGAGTCAACGCCCAGGCGCGTTACCGAACCATGAGCGCCGGCTGCACCTAGCAGCACAGTTCCGCGCCGACCGGAACGCTTCCGGCACGGAATCGGTACGCACCACGAAGTACGCCACCAACGACACAGCTGGGGCCGGATAGTGGACGTCATTGATGCATGGGACGGGCGGAAAGCGTGCGCGCTACAGCAGGCGTTCCGCTTGACGCAGGAAGGGTTCGCCGAGCACCTCGGCGTATCTGTGCGGACGGTTGGGAAGTGGCATGCCGAGCCCGACGCAGAGCCTCGCCCGGACATGCAGCAGATCCTCGATATCGCCTACGGAAGGGCCGACCCGACTGTGCAGAGACGTTTCCGTCTTCTGATCCGCCCGCCGGAGACTCCCAGCTTGGGGCAGGCTCTTCGGGTGGCCATCACGGTGGTGGTCCGTGGCGATGACGTGCTCCTGGTTTGCCGTCGCGGCGACGCTTCCCTGTCCTGGCAGTTCCCGGCCGGGATGGTGAAGCCGGGCGGTTCGCCGGAGACCGTCGCCGTACAGGAGACCCTGGCCGAGACGGGCGTGCACTGCGCGATCCGGCAGCATCTCGGTGGCCGGCTGCACCCCGTCACTGGCGTCGTTGCCGAGTACTACCTTGCCGAGCACCTGATGGGCGAGGCCGCGAACCGGGACCCGCAGGAAAACGTCGACGTGACGTGGGTGCCTCGCGCATCTCTGACCCGTTTCATACCCGCAGACCGCATCTACGAGCCGATCTTGAGCGCCTTGGAGGCCGCGTGACCCAGCAGACCGAGACCGAGCAGCAGGGCATCTCGACCGCGATCATCGTCGACAGCGACAGCGGGCGGGTCCTGATGATCCGGCGGCGCGAGCGGGAGGGCAAGTTGCTGTGGGCGTTCCCTGGCGGTGGGATCGAGGCCGGGGAGACACCGGAGCAGGCCGCGGTGCGGGAGACGTCCGAAGAGGTCGGCCTCGAAGTGAAGTCCGTCCGAACCCTGGGCGATCGGGTACACCCGAACACGCACCGGCACATGACCTACGTGGCGTGCGAGCCGATCTCCGGCGAGGCGATCGTGGGGGATGCCGAGGAGATCGCCGAGGTCGCGTGGATCACGCATAGGCAGATCTCGGAGTACGTGCCCTACGGCCTGTACAAGCCGGTCCAGGAGTACCTCGACAGCGTGCTGCCGCACTGACGACTTCAGGGGTGAGATCTGGCCATCCTGCCGGGGCCCGAAACGGGGGGTTTCCGCCGTGTGGCCATCCACCCCAAGGGGCCCCTGCCGGAGTAGCCCGAGGCCAGGCTCACCTGCGTTGACGCTTATCTATAGCCCGTTATCGCTTCCTACTCCAAAGCTGGGGTAGGCGGTCGCTTTCCGGATCTAGCCGCAAGCGTTGTGTCTCATACGTGACCACGGGCTAGGTTCCAGACAAGCGAAGGGCCGGGTGCTGTGAACACCCGGCCCGTTCCACCGGCGAGCGCGAACTCGCCGATCATCAGATCCGTCTCGTCAAAGGGGACCTGCCATGCAGAGTACCGCCCCATGCCCTCCGGCACGACGCTCTATCACCCGGGCCCGCCTGTTCGATGCGCCACTCGACGACCTGCTGCTGGAGCTGAACGTGGAGCTCCACTGGTCCTCGGTCACCGACGCCGAGTTCAAGGGTCTGGTGGTGCAGCGCGAGGACGGCAGCCTCGTTCTCTCGTTGCCGCCAGGCCGGCCACCGCGGGAGCGGGACACGATGGCGCAGGCCCTGCTGGGGCAGGCGCTACAAGCATCCCGGACCGCCGGTGACCCGGCCGCGAGCCTCGGGCGGCGGTTGCCAGCGGACTAGGGTCGCTACAGTGTTCGGCCTCTGGTAACGGGTAGACCAAAGTTGGACCCGTGAGGGTGACATTCCCTAGGGTCGACCACATCGTTGTCAGTGGCCCCTGCTTCACTATGGCCATCGATACTGGGGAGCGAGTTATGCCGACTGTGATCCATAGGACGCGCAGCGAGCTTGAGGTCCAGCGCGAGCAGCTGCTGGCCAGCGTGAACATGAGCTACGAAGAGCTCGCGGAACGCGCCGCCATGTACAGCCTCAGCATGGAAGAGTTGGACGTGTGGCACACGATCGAGGGTCTCGACTACCTTCTCGAAGGTGACAGCTGAAGAGGCTAAGGCCCTTGATGTGTCGGCGGCGGGTTTCGCCGACCAACTGACTTCTTTGACGCGGGGTGTCCTCGGTGAGGACACCCCGCGTTTCCATGCGATCAACATGGGTTCCAAGATCAGGGTCTCGCCGATACGGGAGGACGAGGTTCTCCAGCGAATCCCGGTGAGCATTGACGGCGAGCCGCGGCTGAGCCTGATGGTCCGTTTCTACTGCTGCTGGGATGGCTCCAGTACGTTCATGGCCACCGACCAGGCGGACGTCCACGTCTTCTATGCCGGGGTCCCTGATCCGTTGTTGCGGTACGAGTATGTGCGAAGCAGCAAGGAGCCGCCGGGTGCTCACGTGCAGGTCCATGCTCACCGTGACGAAATGGCGTACCTGCTGCGGTTGGCGGAGAAGGGCCGGCCGAAGCAAGGGTTGAAGCGCAACCGTCTGCCGCGGCTGTCGGAGATGCATCTGCCGGTCGGCGGCCATCGGATGCGGCCGGCTCTTGAGGATGTTCTGCTCTTCCTGAAAAGGGAGTTCGCGATCGACACGGTGGATGGCTGGAAGGCTGTGATCGACGAGCATTTGCGGGACTGGCGGCTCATGCAGTTGAAGACTGCGGTGCGGGATGCTCCGGACACGGCTGCGCAGGTGTTGCGGAGTCTGGGGTATTCGGTGGTGGAGCCGACTGTTCCTGGGGCGCGGCAGGCCCCGGACGACGTGAAGTTGTTCTGGCCGTAGAGGTGGCCACACGCGACGACGCCCCCGCACCGGATCTCTCCGGGCGGGGGCGCTGCCGTCGGTATCCGACGGTGCGGGTCAGACGGTGGGCGGCTGCTTGTCGAGGGCAGCGCGCGTGGCGCTGATGGCTGATGACCAGCCGCGGTTGTAGTCGTCCTGCCCGGGAATGCCGTGGATCTGGATCTGTACCTGTGGGGTCTGCGGCAGGGCGCGCACGCTGGCGATGGCGGCCTCGGCCCGGTCGGCGCGCTCGCCGTTCTCGATGGCGCGGTCGGCGTACTGCGCGGCCATGCGGACGGCCTGGCCTGGCTCGCTGCTCGCGGCGACGAGGAGCTTCAGCCGCTCCATCTCCCGGTCCCGCACGGCAAGGACGGCGTCGGCGAGCCGGTGCCCGTTGGCGGATCCCTGGGTGCCGTCGACCTTCGCGTTGATCGCTGCCGCGTACTGCTCGCGCAATCCCACGGTCCCGTCATCGGCTGCCGACCGACTGGCCCCCTCGCGGAGACGGTCCTGCGCCTCGCATCGGGCCTCGTGGACCACGGTGGACGCCGTGCCGTTGCCGCGAAGGCAGGGCTGGTGTGGCGGGGCCTTGCACTTGGGGCAGGTTGCAACCCAGGCCGGATGGGCATAGCTGCCCAAGATCGGCTGGCAGGACAGGGCGCAGCTGTCGAGGTAGTACGTGTGCTGGTCGGCGCACGCGTGGCCGCACGTCTCGGGTGGCATTTGGTCGGCCATCAGGAGGCCTCCTGTGCGGGGAAGACGCTGTCGACGGCGTCGATGGTCGGGCAGGGCCAGGGGGTGACGAGGCCGAGGCAGCGGGTGCCGTTCCAGCCGGAGCATTCGCCGCAGACGGCTATGGCGCCGCGTTGTACGGGCTGGTGGATGACGGCTAGTCGGCGCTGCAGGGCGCGGACCCTGTTGCCCCAGGACGCCCCGACGCCGCTTCGGCGTCCGGCCGCGGCGAACTTGTCGATGCCGGCGCGAAGGCGGGTGACTTCGGCGGGCTGGAGAGCCCCGCGGTCCGCTCTGTCGGCGATGTTTCTGAGCTGGGCGATTGTCGGCGTTGCTTTCCGGTTCATGCCTGCGACCTCTTGATCTGGACTCGTTTCGCTGCTCGTCGCGCCGCCCGGTTGGGCGTGGGCTCGGGTGCCTGGTCGTCGATCAGTTGCTCGCCGGTCCAGCGGAGTTCGGTCTCCCACCGGGAGCCGGCGCGCGGGGTGTGCTCGCCGCGGGGTGCGGACTTCGGGGCGGTCATCGGGTCGGCTCCTCGGTGGCGGCGGGGGCGGTGGTCTGATCCGGGCTGCGTGTGCAGGTGCAGTCACCGGATCCGACGCCGCCGATTCCATTCGGTCCGACGCAGCCCTCGTACTCGTCATGCCAGTCGGAAGGGTGCTCACAGTGGCTGCAGGTCGAAGTGGGCTGCTCCTCGGTCGCGGCGGGGGTGGTAGGCAGGCGGTCGAAGGCCCCGCCGTACATCACCTCCAGCTCGTGGCGCATCCGCTCGTTCTTGGCCCGCAACCGCTCCATCTCGTCGGTGCGGCCTAGGGCGCGGCCCAGGGCGTCGACCTGCCATGCCGCCAGCTCCTCGGGCACGGACCGACCCGGGCAGTGCGAGCACCACCCGAGCACGTGGTGGGACGGGGTGCTGTGCCCCAGCGGAGTCTCCGTGGCGAGGAGTGGGGCAGCGGCCGTGTCCGCGCTGCCGGTGGTGCCGAGGATCTTCCGGGCCACCGCGAGGGCGTGCTGGTCGGTCTGCTGTGCCACCCAGGCGTCCCGCTCGGCGGCCTCGTGTTCCCTGCGCCAGACGCTGGCGGCGCCAATCACTGTGGCGTTGTGGGCCTTGGCCGCTGCGTCCAGCCAGTCGGCGAGGGCGGCGTGCAGCGGGTCACCGATCTGCTGGGCACGCTCAGCTGCGGCCAGGAGTTCGGCGGCTGGTGTGATGGTCATCGCGTCGACTCCTCAGTCGGGGCGGCGGGTTCGACGGTGTACGTGGTGGTCGCGCGGATGAGGCGGCGGCGGACGGGCGTCCCGTCAGCCCAATCCGGGAAGCGCTTCTGCTGCCCGGTGATCCGCTTCTCGATGACGGCGCGGTCGGCGTTGGCGCCGAGGTACATCCACTGGCCGTCGCCCTCCTCGACCTCGCCGATCCATTCGGTCTTCGACGGATGCGCCTCGACCGGCTCCTCGGTCACGGCGGGGGCGGCCTGCTGCGCCTCGTCGGCCATGCGGCGGAGGTCGGCAGCCCGGTCGCCGATCGCGTCCCACGGCGCCCCGGTGCCGAGCCCGAGCGCCTCGGACAGGGCCAGGTGGTGCTCCTCGTCGGCGGGTGCGGGCAGAACGGCCAGGACGGCCTCGGCGTAGGCGAGGTAGGTCTGCCATAGCGCCTGTTTGTCCAGCCGCTCACCGGTGGCCCACTTCGGCCACTCGGTGCGGGCGATCGCCGTGGCGACGACGCGCAGCTGGTTACTGACGACGTAACAGGGTCCGTCGGCGCGATGGACGGTGTCGCGCGTCTCGGGCTGGCCGCAGACGCAGGCCCGGTCGGTGGTCCTGGCGCCGAGGATCTGCCGGGTCGAAGACTGCTGCTCGGTCTCCCAGTCACGGCGCAGCTGGGCAAGGAGTCGCTGCGCATCGGGCTCGCCCTGGGTCATGCATTTGCTGGTCGTCATGAGCTCAATGGCCAGTTCTTCGCAGCTCTTGGTCTCGCGGATCGGTTCGGCGGCGGGTGTCACGGGCTGGTCGGTCACGGTTCCTCCATGGGGTGGGATGCTGGCGGGGTGCCCGCCCCTGATAGCGACAGGGGCGGGCGCGTTGCGTGTCACGGGGTGCGGCGGTCGATGTCCGACACCCAGGCCGCACAGACGGCGGCGACCTGGAGCAGCTCGGCCCGCAACTTCACCGGGTCGGACTCGGCGATGGCCTCGAAGACCTCCTCGCGCAGGATGCCGTTCCAGGTGGTGCGGCCGAGGCGGGCGGCATCGTCCACCTCGCCACGAATGTGGTTGGCGACGTCACGCCAGCGCTGATCGCCGGTGCCGTCGGGGTGGCGCTGGTCGCCGAACTTCTTCAGCTGGCGCTGCCGCTCGGCGTCGACCTCGCAGACGAACACCCCCATGCCGTCAGTGGCGGGGATGACCTCGTGGCCGATGTACGCGGCGACCTTCACGGTCAGCTGGGAGATCAGGTCGTCGGTGCCGCCGGCGCCGAGGCGGACAGGGGTCGTATGCACCGTCTCGTTGATGACGCGGGCGAGCGGGCGGAGTTCGGTCAGGTCGGGCTGGTCGGTCACGGGTTCCTCCGGTGGGTGTGATGGACTGGGCCGGGGCCGCCCCTGTTACGAGCAGGGGCGGCCTTGCTGTGGGTCACGGGGTGGGGGCGGCGGTCGGGTACTCGCGGACGCGGATCTCGGCCGGCCAGTCCGCCGGGGCGCCGCCTTTCTTGTCCGACGCCCCGTTCTCTCGCGCCCAGACGGAGCCGAGCTGCTTCACGAACGTCGCCACTCCAGCGCTGCGCGCGTCCCTGGCCAGGGCCTCAGCCCACTTCGGCTCGAACGGTCGCGCGCCCGGGCCTGATTCGCCTCCGACGATCACCCAGTCGATGGGCTGGCTGCGCTTGCGGTCCTTTGTGCCGAACGAGGTGTAGGCGAACGACCTGTTCGGGTCGTCATCGAGGACGAGCCGACCGATGTTGTTCCACGCGTGGACGTACCGGCCGACGATCCGGCGGGGGTTTCGGCCGAAGCCGTCGTCCATGAGGAGGGTGGCGCCGAATGCCGGTGCGCCCTGCTGGTGCATGTCCTGCATCCATTCGCGGGGGCTGCGTCCCTGGTCGGCGCCCCAGAATCCTTCGATGGCCTCGCGGACCTCGGCAGGCACCCACTCGGGCCACGACCACTCAGCCCACGTCCGAGGCGCCTCGTCCACCGGCAGCGGCGAGATCGCCGGCATCCACGGGCTGAGATCGACCGGGCCGAGGAGCGGCTCACAGGACAGGAACCGGACCGCGGCCGGCGTCTTCAGCAGGGCGGGGATTCGGAGGTCGGCGTACTTCTGGTTCTCCACCGAAGTGCCGATCCACACGTTGGGCAGCGGCCAGCCGGAGCGGTGGTAGATGCCGTGCTCCAGGCCGGGTACGTAGGTGGGGCTGTGTGAGGTGGCGGCCCATTCCATGGAGGAGCGGAAGTGCGTCCCGGGGACGCAGCCGCGGCCGCAGGTACACAGATCGGTGAGGATGCGGGCCGCGCGCTCGGGGCGCTTGGTGAGGATCTGGTAGGTGTGCTGCGGGGTGGCGGCCATGACGGCGAACACCTGTGCCAGGAACTCGCGGGGGACGCGGGCGTGGAACAGGTCGGACATGGAGTTGACGAAGATCTTGCGGGGCTTCTTCCAGCGGAGCGGTTCGGTGAGGGCGTCGGCGTGTGTGGCGATGCCGAAGCCGGGGCCAGAGGTCCGCGGGTCGCCGTCGGTCTGGTACTTCGCCGAGCCCATGCCCTTGAGGCGCTTGGCCATGGTCAGCGCGTAGCAGTTGTCGCAGCCGGGGCTAACGCGGTTGCAGCCGGTCGTCGGATTCCAGGTCTGCTCGGTCCATTCGATGTTGCTCATCAATCGCTCCAGGTGAGTTGGTGCTGCATGGGCGGGAGGAAGATCTCTATCTGGCCGGGTATCGGGTCGGGGGTGGCCGTGGGCGACGCTTGGCTCTTCCGGGGCGCTGTACGGCCGCGTGCGGCTCTCGCACAGTGCGGGCCGAGTCCCCTGCGGCGGGATGCCTGGGAGCGCAGCAGGCGCCCACAGGACCGGCACCGCAGGCCAGTTGAGGTCCGGCCGGTGGAGTCGGCATCCAACGTGCGGGCGGTCACGTCTGGGCCATGTCGACGAACCGGCTGTAGTGGCCCTGGAATGCGACGGTGATGGTGGCGGTGGGCCCGTTGCGGTGCTTGCCGACGATCAGGTCTGCTTCGCCGGCCCGCGCGGATTCCTTGTCGTAAGCGTCTTCGCGGTGCAGGAGGATCACCATGTCGGCGTCCTGCTCCAGGGATCCCGATTCGCGAAGGTCGGACACCTGCGGCTTCTTGTCGTTGCGCTGCTCGGGTCCGCGGTTGAGCTGGCAGAGGACGATGACGGGGACTTCCAGCTCTTTAGCCATGAGCTTGACGTTGCGGCTGATGTCGGAGACTTCCTGCTGCCGGTTCTCTTGGCGGCGGGAGGTGCCGCAGCCGAGCAGTTGGAGGTAGTCGATGACGACGAGGTCGAGGCCGTTGCGCTGCTTCAACTTTCTGCAGCGGGCCTTGATTTGCATGATCGTCTGGTTCGGGGTGGCGTCGATCGTCAGAGGGGCTGCCGTGACGTCGGGCGACCTGCGGGCGAATCGCTCCCAGTCGGAGTCGGTCATGTTGCCGCCACGGATGTGGTGGAGGCCGATGCGGGCTTCGGCGGACATGACGCGGTGCTGGACTTCGCGCCGGGACATTTCGAGGCTGAACATTGCGGCAGGGCGGCCGTGCTGGATGGAGCAGGCTCGGAGGATGTCGACGGCGAGGGTGGACTTTCCCATGGCGGGCCGCGCCGCAATGATGATCATCTGGCCGGGGTGGAGGCCGTGGGTCAGCGCGTCCAGGTCGGCAAACCCGGTGGGCACCCCCATAGCCTTGCCGTTCTTCTCCAGGTCGACGAGCTCGTCGACCATGTCGTCCATGTCGTCGCCGATGGGCGCGGAGTCGGGGTCGTCGCGGACCTGGACGGCTTTGTTTAGCTCGGCGGCTGCGGCGTCGGCGGATTCGTTGGCGTCTCCCCCGGCGTAGCCGAGCTGAGCGATGGCTGTGCCGGCGCGGACGAGGCCGCGGAGGATGCTCTTCTGGCGGACGATGTCGGCGTAGTAGCCAGCGTTTGCCGCGGTGGGGGTGCCCTGGACGAGAGTGAACGCGGCGTTGATGCCGCCGGCTCGGTCGAGTTCGCCGCGTTCCCGGAGCCGGTTGGTGACGGTGATCGGGTCGACAGGGTCGCCCTTGCTGAACAGGTCGGTGATCGCGCTGAAGACGAGTTCGTGGGCGGGCTTGTAGAAGTCGGCGCCCTCGACGATCTCGACGACTTCGGTAATGGCGTCGCGGTGGAGCATCATGCCGCCGAGCACGGACGCTTCTGCATCCATGTCCTGGGGAGGCATCCGGTCGAGGCGGTCGGGCTCTACGGGGGCGGCGTCCTGCCAGAGGTCGGTGTCGATCTCGGTGGTCATGCGGTGGTGTTCCTCTGCTCGCCGGGGTGGGTCTGGTTACGGACGGGGGCCCACGGTGGCTTGCCGGATCCGGGGCAGGGCTCGGACCAGTCGCGGCCACGCCACCGGTGCTGGCCCATGACGCCGTCTTTGGTCATGGCTCGGTCCTGTACGCAGTGCTCGCACCAGCCGCGGGGGCGGGGCGGTTCGGGGACCTGCGGGTAGACGATCCGGTACGTGGGGTGGCTGATGGTGATGCGCTTCTCGCCGTCGATGCGGAAGCGGAGGTGGCCGCCGCGCGCGCCGACGATGGTGGCGGGCTTGCCGTCGTACTCCATGCGCATCTTGTGGCGGGCGGGGACGCCGTAGTTGCGGCGGATCCATTCCATGGAGCTGGTCATGTACGGGCCTCCAGTTCGGCAATGCGGGCTTCCAGCGCCTCGATGCGGGCGGCGGTGTTGTCCTCGGTGGGCAGTGCTCGGTTCGCGGAGCAGGTGCACCAGGTCATGAGCCGTGCGGTGCCGGGCGGGCCCTGGTTGGATGCGGTGCCCATGCAGCGGGGCATGACGTCGTCGTCGAGGTCGGGGCAGCGATGGCAGTTCGGCGGGCACCGGTGACTCACGCGGCCACCTCCCGGCGCCGGTCGGGGCCGGTGATGGTGATCCGGTCGCACATCTCGACGAGCCGGGACGCAACCCGGTCGCCCATACGGGCCCCGAGCTCCTTCGGCAGGACGTTGGAGGTGATGAGCGTCGGGAGCTGGTGGTCGTACCGATAGTTGATGAGCCGGAAGTTCACGGTCTCGGTGTGTTCGGACAGCTTCCCGCCGGCGCCGAGGTCGTCGATGAGGAGGATGCTGGCCTTCGCGTACCGCTGGAACTCGGTTTCGGAGTCGACGCCGTACCGCGGCTGCAGCTGGGCGTACAGGTCGGCGGCGGTGACCACGGTCCACTTCGCGGCAACCCCGGTGACGGCCATCTCTCGCAGCGCCCCGTAGGACTGGTAGGTCTTGCCGACGCCGACGGGGCCGAGGAGCAGCAGGGAGGGGCCGGATCGGACGCTGGCGACGGGTGAGCGTCGCTCCTTCTGGGCGGCGAAGGCTCCTGCGACAAGGGTGTTGATCCACTGCCGGATGGCCGGGTGGTCGGCGGTGGCGGCCTGGTAGCGCAGGGGAACGGTGTTGGCGGCCTGGATGATGTTCCGGCGGGCCACGTTCGGCAGGCTGAACGGGTCACCGTCGTCGGTGTTCAGCCACTCGATGGTGCGGTTCTGGGCGGCAAGCAGCGGGGCGAGGTTGTACTGGTCGGGGTTGATCAGCGGGGTGGGTTCCATGATCACAGATCTCCGTAGTAGTCGTTGTGGTCTTCGGGGTTGGTCCACGGCCCCTCGTAGTCGCCGACGGCGCGGAGGCGAGGGCGGCTGGGCTGGTCGGGCTCGTCGTCGTAGCAGCCCTTGTTCAGCCAGGTGGCCGGGTACTTCGTGTACTTGGCGTCTTCGCCGGCCCGCTCTTTGGCGTAGCCGGCGGCGGCAGTGACGATGTGTTGCGGGTCGGCGCCGCGGGCAATGGCGGCTATCCATGCCTTCTTCGCTTCTTCGCGGGCCCGCTTCTTCGGGTAGTTCAGCCAGAAGGCACCGAAGGCGTCGAGGTGTTCGTCGGAGGCCGGCTTCGCGGGGCGCGGCTTGCTCGTGGGCTTTGACTCTGCGGCGGGGGTGAAGGTGTCTTCCTGAGCCGCAGGCGAAGAAGAGTCTTTATGTAGTTGGTTGTCTGACGGTTGTTGGTGGTTAGGGCGGCGTTCCGTCCGTGACGAACGGACTTTAAGTCCGTGACGGACGGACGCAGAGTCTGTGACATCGGCGGTCACAGACTCTGCGTCCGTGACCGTCACGCCCTTTGAATCCGTGACTGTCACAGACTCTGCGTGCGTGACACCCTTGGATCGGGACCGACGCTTCCGCTCCGCCGCAGCCGCCCGGAAGTCGTCCTCCTCGCGCTCCAGATCCGTCCAGTCGGACTCTGGGCGAACCATGTGCATGGCCAACTGCCACCGGATCCGACCCTCCCGCAGACCGTCCTTGCCGATGAGCTTCGCGGCCTCCAGCCGGCGCAGGGCCCGCTGGACCGTCGTCCGGTCGTAACCGGTCCGGAACTGGATCCGCATCACCGACGGGTGAGCGTTCGAGCCGTCCGGGTTGGCGTGCTCGGCAAGCACCTGCAGGACATGCCGTCCGGTGGTGTCCGGCTTGCCCTTCTCGGTCCGCGGCATGGGTGCGCGATCCATAGCCCAGTCGACGGCTTCGGTGCTCACGGGATCTTCTTCCTGCGGTACGGATAAGGACTGCTGTGGGCGTGGTGCGGCCGGTTCAGGTGGGGGCCGGGGGCGCCCGGTGGGTGGTCACGCGGCGGCCTGGAGGTCGGTGCTCGTGCCGCAGTCCTGCGGGGTGTGAATGACGGCCCGCAGCCGAGTCCCGATCCATGTGCCGACCTGCGGGCTTACGGCGTTGCCGAAGCCGTCCACTTGGTTGCGGGCGGAACCCCAGACGGTGAACGTGCCGCGGTAGTCGTTGAAGTCGACGTCGAAGCCGCAGCCGCGGCCGATCTCGTGCGCCGTCATCATTCGGTAGAAGCAGTCGTCCAGCGGCAGTTCGGCGAGCGACGCCTTCCACTGGGCCATGAGGAGCGCGGTCGTATCGGAGGCTGTGAGGGTGCCGAGCGGGTCGGTGAGCGGGTGCGGCGCGGTCCCGTGGTTGGGGCTGGTTCCGTTTTGCTTGTACCAACCGGCGGCCGTCAGGACTGCCGGGATCTGCTCCGAGGTGAAGGTGGGCATCGCTTCGCTGTGAAGCGTGGGCAGCGTGTTCTTCCGGTACGGGATGACGCCGGAGGACAGCACGGCGAGGGTCTCCGACCCGACCTGGGTGGGCAGCGGCTCTCCGGCGCCGCGCGCGGCGCCCTGGTAGTTGTCCACGGCGAGCGCCATTGCCGGTGCGGCCAGGCCGGCCGCAGCGCCCTGTGCCCACAGCGGCTGGACGACGGGCCCGGTCGACAGGATTGCGGTCTCCTGCTGGCTGGTCTGTGTTGCCATCGGCTGCAGCAGGAGCCGCTCCGATCCGTGTACGCCCTTCGCTGGCATGAGGATCGCCGGGAAGTCCGCGAACCGTTGGCGACAGCGTTCGGCTCGGGCCATCGACGACCGTGCGAGTGGTCCGACGAAACCGTCCTTGAACGTCTTGACCGGCTTGTCGCCGATGCGTGTGCCGAGGTTGGTGAGGTCGAGCGCGGCCAGCGACGGCGTCATCGGCGGGACGACGGGGCGGCGGCAGGACGGGCACCGGTACTCGTACTGCTTGCCGTACATCACCGTGCCGGACTCCGGGATGCCGGTCTTCCACGTCCACACCGCCTCGACGTCCTTGTCGCAGCCGCCGCACCGGGACACCGGGCGGTGCTCCAGGTCGGGCATCGGCAGGGACTTGTGGACGAACACCCAGTAGCCGCGGTCCCGTGACTGCGGAACCCCGAAGAACTGGCTGTTCAGGTACAGCACTTTCGGGGGGTGGTAGTCGAGCAGCTCGAACTGCTTGACCCACCACCGGTAAGTCGAGCCGTCCCCGACCTTCGGGCGTCCTGGCAGCGCCGGCCCCCACGAGGTGAGCTGGGTGGTGCACTCGACGAGGATGAGCCGCGGGCGGTGCCGCTCGGCGTAGTGCAGGACACAGTTCGCGGTCGCCCGGTCCCGCTCAGAGCGGGTGACACGCGCCTCGTAGTCGGGGTCCTCCAGCTCGAACAGGGTCCCGCCCTGCTCGTAGGCCTTGGCCGTGTTCGCGAGCGAGTGGTTCACGCAGCTGACACCCGCGACCAGCAGGTCGGCGGCAGGCAGGTCCCGGGCGGAGTGGTAGTCCGCCTCTTCGGGGTTGATCAGGTCGGCGATCCAGTGCTCAGCCTCGGGGTGGTTCGCCTCGTGGACCTCGACCTTGTAGCTGTTGTGGTTCGCGGCCATGATCGTGGTGAATCCGGCTTCCTCGATGCCGCGGGTGAGCCCCCCGAAGCCGGAGAACAGGTCGACGGCGATGAGGTCGTCGTGCCGGAACCGGCGGCGCTTGACGGCTGGCCGGTGTGTGGCGGCTCGGCTCTTCTTCTGGGGCGCGATGGCCATCAGGCGGCTTCCTTCAGGGTCTCGGAGTGGCGGCTGGTCGTCGTATTGGTGGCGGGCATTACCAATGCCGGGTGTCGCATTAGTCGCGGGACTGCACTAATCGCGGTCGTAATTGAGATGCCAGAACGACAACCGTGAGAATGAGAATAGCGTTCACAGTTCGCGATCACAAGGCGCGTCCACGTAGCGCGTTCACCGTGGGGTGTGTCACCATGAGCGGCATGGACGCCCTTGAGAAGGAGATTCAGGAAGCCGCCGTCAGCCGCCAGCGGGCCGAGGAGGCCTTTCTGCAAGCGGACGCGAAGCTGAAGGATCTGCTGGTCAAGGGACGTGCGGGTGGTCTCGGCCCGTCGCAGATGGCGAAACTCACGGGCTTCACCCGCGAGTGGGTTGCGAAGATCGCGCCGGACCCGAAGAGGTCCCGCCAGAACGCCATCCAGCGCCGGCTCGACCGGAACGCGGCTGGCGACATCGCCGACTCCGACTGACGTCACGTCCCCTCCCCTCTGCCCCGCGGTGTTCGCCGCGGGGCGTTGTTGTGTGCGGTCAGGCGGCCTGGGCGCGGGTGCGGCGGCGGAGCCGGTTGAGGGCGCTTTCGCCTTGGGTGATCTCGGCGGCGGTCTTACCGGCGCGTCGGTCGCAGCCCCACGGCTTCGACGGGATCTCGCCTTCGTGCCAGAGCTTGCGGAAGCGGCGGCGGCCACCGCTCAGCTGCGACTTGAGGCTGTTGGTGGTACCCAGGAGCTGTTCGGCCTGCCGGTAGTCGCCGGTGGCGGCGAGGGCTTCGACGGCTCGGCGCTGCCCGTCGGTGAGGGTCGGGAGGATCTGCTGGAGCGCCATCCGCTCGACGATCCCGTTCTCGGGGCTGGGTGTCGCGCGGCCGTACCACGTCCAGTAGAGGGCGTACTTCGCGCCGTTGTTGGAGGTGTCGCGGCGTGTGCCGTGGTGGCGCATGTTGTCGCGGACGTCGGACGCGAGGGCGCGGCGGCCGGCTTCCATGAGTTCGTTGCGCCGCGGTGCCTGGGTGGCGGTGTAGAGGTGTTCGACGATGCCGTGCCAGGCGGCGGCGTACAGGTCGTCGCGGTCGCCAGCGGGCCACCAGGTCCGGTTGTTGGAGACGACGGAGCGGGCGAGCGCGTCGAGGGTGTGCAGGGTCCAGCCGTAGCGGATGCCGTCTGTTTCGGTCGGCTGGTTGTCCGGCTCGATCTCGGCCTGCTCGATGGTGAACGTTCCGGCCTGGGCGCCGTGGTTGGCGATGGTGCCGGTGAGTGTGGCGCCGTCGAGGTGGATGTCCACTCGGGTGGCGCCGAGTTGGCCGCGGGCGTGACGGTGAACCTGCGCGGCGAGGTCTGTGGTCGTGGCGCCGGTGATGGTGAGGCTCCGGGCCTCGCCCGCCAGGTGCAGGTACAGGGTGTATTCGGTGGTCACGGTGTCCTCCTCAGGCGGCTTGTGCGCGCCGGGCGCGGTTGAGTCGCCGGAGTTCGTTTTGGTCGAGGCCGCCCCACACGCCCCAGTGCTGCCGGGTGTCGAGGGCGTAGTCGAGGCATTCGGGGCGGACCGGGCAGGCCATGCAGGTGCGCTTGGCTGGTGCCGGACTACAGCCGGGTGCGGGGTGGAAGAGGTTCGGGTCCGTCTGCCTGCAGAGCGCGTCTTCGCGCCACCGCTCGCTCATGCCGACACCGCCCTGAAGATGGCCGCGTACTGGTCGCGCATGGGCTGGTCTTCGACGTGATCGGGGTGGACGCAGCCGTTGGCATCGCAGCCGGCGCGGACGCGGCCGATGGGGTCGCGGTCCCAGCGGATGCGGAAGGCGATGCGGCCGGCTGTGTGCATTCGCCCGCCGGTGCGGATGGCGGGCACGCCGGTGCTGTTGCGGTGGCCGGCCCAGAGGAGGTGGCCGCCGTCAGCGGGCTGGGTGCGCCGCCAAAACAAGTCTTCGGGGCTGGCCGAGCCCTTGATGGTGCGGGCGTCGGGCAGGCCGAGTTCGGCTCGGATGCCAGCTACGTCGCCGTGGTCGCAGCCGACTTCGCGGGCGATGCCATGGTTGGACACCCCGGCGTGGAGGAGTTCGACGATCGCGGCCCTGGACATCACGCCGCCTCTGCGGGGTGGCGCTGGAGTTCCTGCTGCAGGTGCTGGCGGGTGATGCCGAGGCGGGCGGCGGCCTGCTCGTAGTCGAGGCCGGAGATGCGCATCAACTCACGGGCGTCTGCGGCAAGGTTGGCGCCGCGGTTTGAGGCGGCAGCTTTGGCGTGGCCGAGTTCGGCCCAGCGCTCCTTGTGGTCGAGGTGGGCCCGCTCGGCCTTCCACCCTTCATGGGCTGTCTGGCAGCGCTCGCACATCGGCAGCTTCTGCACGGTGTGCATCCACCAGCCGCGGTCAGTGCCGCAGCAGCCGGTGAATTCGGGGGCGGCGGTCGGGTCGTCGATGGTGTCGTCGTCCCAGACCTCCGGTCCCAGCCATCCGCTGCGGGCAGCCTGGTTACGGCACCGGGTGGCCAGCCACGGGGTGACGCCGTGGGTCTCGGCCTTGCTGCCGCATGCCGATTCGTAGAGGTCACGTACAGCGCGGGCCAGCCGGGCGGTGACCTGCTGGTTGTGCCGCGCGTTCTCGATCGTCTTGACGTTGACGAAGTTGATCCGTTGGCGGATTGCCGTGGCCGGCCAGCCGGTGGCGCCGAGCGCCTGGAGCCTGCGGCGGGTGCCGGTGGCGTCGATAACGGCGCCGTCGATGTAGTCGTCGAGGGTGGGCCAGTACGCGAGGAGCGCCGTTGCGCTCTCGGTACGGATCCGCACGGCGGGCGGGTAGCCGGTGGCGCCGTATACGAGGTGGTCAAGGGTTGAGGAACTCACTCCGGTGACGGCAGTGAGGTTTTTGAGCGACATGCCGGCATCCCGGATGGCCAGTACGTGCTGACGTACAGGCTCGGCGTCAACGAACGGCTTCCACTGGCCGTATCCGATGAGCCTGCGGCGGCGCCTCATCCAGCGGGCGGTTGCGTCGCGTACAGCCTGGTCGGTGCTCATCGGTCTCCTTCGCGGGTGTAGTCGGGTGCGGCGTACAGGTCTTCGAGCTGGCGGCGGGTGTCGTCGTCGACGCCAGGTGTCGTCTGGATGAGGGGCGCTTCGGCGATCAGCCGGCCGAGGCAGCGCAGCCGGATGAGGTCGGTGAACTCGCGCTCGGCCTGGGACCGCCGCTCGGCCCGGTCGTGCAGCAGCTGACGGGCGCGGTCGGATACCCAGATGAAGCCGCGCCCGGCGGCGAGTACCGCAGCGGTGAGGATCACTCCGGGCCCGTAGTAGAGGACGGTGTCGATGAGCTGGTCGAGGGTCGTCATGCCGCCCACCGCCTTACGGGCAGTCCGGCCTTGGCGAGCCGCCGAAGGCAGTCGGCGGTCCCGGTGGACTCCCCCACCTGGAAGGCCAGGGCGATTAGCGGCTGGCGGTCGACCATGTTCTGGTTGCGCCGGTGCCCCGCGAGCGGGCAGTAGTCGGTGCCGTTGCGGCGGGTCTTCCGGTGGCCGGGCCGACAGGTGTCGGCGCAGGGGCCTTCCCAGTCGGCTTCGACGGGCAAGTGGCCAACACCCTGGTCGAAGCGGGCCTTGGCCCAGTCGCCGCACATGGCGTCGGCGCCGTCGGCGGTGCCTTCCATGACCTCGATGCCGCAGTAGCCGTCCTGCCTGGCGTCGTGCCACGTCTCGGTGAGTACGTCGTTGATCAAGTCTCGGTCGGTCCACGCGCGGGAGCCGAGGCCGAGCACCAGTGCGAGGTAGGGGCCGTTCATGCCGCCCTCCGCTGGGTGTTTGCGAAGGCGGCGAGGACGTACTCGCCGATCTCCTTGTGGTGGGTGTCGCGGGAGGTCGAGCGGACCTTCCGGATCTCGACGATCGGCGGCGGCTTCCGGTTGACCATGGACAGGAAGACCAGGCCGGCGGTGTGGTGGGCCATCTCGGGCAGCAGGTCGCGGAACGTGTTCATGGAGAACGGCCGCCCGTCCTCCCCGAAGATCTCTATCGCCTGCTCGATGAGCGCCTTGTCCCACTCGGAGACCGAGGCGATGAACGCGGCGAGTTCGGCGCCTATCCGGAGGCGGTCGGCTGCCGTTGCGGTGGTGGTCATGACGCCCGCTCCTCGTTGACGGTGTCGGTGGCCAGGTAGGCGGGGACGTGGCCGGTCGCGAGGACGTGGCGGATGTCACCGGCGGCCTTGCGGATCTGCTGGGCACGCTGACGTCCGGGGACCGTCGTGGCCCGGTTGGCGATGGCCTCGTAGCGGCGGGCCAAGTCGGCGAGAGCGGCGCGGAGATCGGTGTCGGTGGGCTGGGGCGGGTGCGAGGCGGTCATGGCGTGTTCTCCTGGGTGGTGCCGGGACTGCTCGCATTACGGGTGCGAGCAGTCCCGGCGGTGGTGGACTAGAACGGGACGTCGGGCTCGTTACCGAGAGTCAGATCGGCGATCTGCCGCTGAATCGCTTCGACGAGGTCGACGCCCTCGCTCCTGAGGGCCCAGGTCAGTTCGCGTGCCTGATGGCGGGCGCTTACCGTTGCCGGGCTGAGGAGCAATGTGACGATGTGCCCGACGACCAGGGACTGAACGGCACCCGGAGTCGGCCGAGGCTTCAGCGGGAACGGCTTTGCCCACGGGTCGTCAAGGGCTGCGGAATCCGTCGCGCTGACTGCCTCCGTGTGGACGTGCCCACAGTCGCCCCGCCCGCGCTCCTCGTCCGTCATCAGCGAGCACGGCATCTGGCCGGCGGTGAGGACGTGCTGGAGGTCGCGGATCAGTCGCAGGTAGATCGTCCGGAAGTGCCCGTACTTGAGGTCGAGGTCTTCGTGGCCGGACGATTCGTTGTAGGTGTCGGCGGTCTCCTGCCAGCGCTCGATGAGCGTGTCGAGGAGGCGGCGTTGTACCGCCATGGTCTGGTCGGTGGTCATGTCGTGTGGTCTCCTTCTCGGAGACCGCCCCGCACTGCCCGCGGGGCGGTCTGCTGTGTGCGGGCTAGTTCGGGGATCCGGGCTTGGCGACGTCCTGGCCGGCCCACGGGTCGTCAGCTGGCGGCGCGCTGTTTCCCGACCGGGTCGGCGCCTTGCTCTTGATCTCGGCGGCGGTGATGCGGGCCTGCGGGAATTCGTCCTCGACCGAGATCTCGCGGCGCTGGATCGACTTGTGCGTGATCAGCAGTTGGGCGATGTCCGGGCCGGTCCACTGGTCCCGCTTGCGTCCGAGCTTCTGCTCCAGCCGGTCCGCGCTGACTCCGAGGCCGGCGAAGACCTGGATGGCGCCCTCGATGCGCTCGGGGAGCGGCTTGCCGTCGCCCTTGTTCAGAGTCTGGCGGCAGAGGTCTTCGGCCTCTTCGATGAACCAGTCCGGGATGGTTGCGAAGATCGCTTCCCGGAGGCGGCGGGCGCCGTTGTTGGCGTTGTTCTCGTAGATGTCGCGCAGGTCGATGAGGGCTTCGACCTTGCCCTTGGCGAACTTGGCGTGGGGGACGATGAAGGTGAGGACGTGCCGGGTGTTGTTCTCGACGTCCCAGGCGAAGGCCTGCATTTCGGACTGGCGGTATTCGTCGTCGCGGCGCATCTCGGTGACGCCGTACTGGATGTTTCCCCAGGACTGGGCGAGGGTCTTCGCGAGGTGGATGGTCGAGCCTTCGACTGCGCCGCCGGCCCGCGGGAAGCGGTAGAACGCCTTCCCTGCGAGGGCCATGGACTGGCAGGCGGACTGCATGCTGTTGCGGGCGCGGCCGATCTCGCGGGGGAACTGGCGGGCGACGTAGATCGCGGCCTGGACCTCGGCGACGGCGCGGGACTGTTCGACGGCCGTGGCCTGGCCGATGCGGTCGGCACCGGGGGCGGCGGGCATCTGGGCGGGGAAGTTCACAGGTAGATCTCCTTGTCGCGGTTTTCGGCGTAGCCGGGAAGGGCGAGGTAGTTGGGTTCGTCGCCGTAGCCCGGCCAGTTGCCGGTGGACATGCACTCGGCGAACTTCTCGATGGCGACCCGGTTTTTGGCGCCGCCGATGATCCGGGAGCCGAACTCGATACCGATGACGTTGATCAGGTAGGGGGCCTTCTTCTCCTGGACGATCAGGAGGAGTTCGGCGTCGTCTCCGCCGAGCCCGAGCGCGCGGGCCGCCTCCTCGTACCAGTCGGCCTGCTGGTTGTAGCCGTACTTCTCGATCTCCTTCTCCATGACCCGGTCGCTGGCGTCAGCTGCGGTCTTGTAGTCGGGGATGATCAGCCGGCCGGACTGGATGGACGGCAGCCAGTCGAAGCGGACACGGCGCCGGATGCCGGTAGGCCCGTCAATCCAGAACCCGGACTGCTCAGGGGCCCCGTAGGCGGGGTCGAGGAGTGCCGCGGCCAGTGGGTGCTTTCGGATGGCGGCAGCCATGGCGTTGACCATGTTCATCTCGTGCTGCTTGAGCGGGATCGCGCCGCGGGATCGGGCTTCGAGAACCTCGGCCTTCGCGGCGTTGGTGTCCCAGCGGGCGTGGTCGATGACGACGAGTTCGGGCCCGTTGCCCAGCACCTTCTTGTGGGCGGCGTTGCCGTAGTCGAAGGTCTTGGTGGCCGGCTGCGGGTTGTCCTGCTCATACCGGAACTTGGCAGGGCAGGACGGGGGCAGGAGCTTGCGGGCGCCCGACGACGACAGCGACGTCTTATCCGCGTGATAGGACTCGTTGGACAGGTCGTTGTGCAGGCCCAGAGTGGGCGGTTCTGCGGCCGTGTCGACCGGCGGTTCGATGGTGGTGGTCATGCTGCGCCGCCTTCGATGAGCGAGGCGTAGAAGCAGCGGCCGGGGCGCTCGCTGTGCAGTTCGACGAGGCCGTCGCGGTGGAGGTCTTCGAGGTGGCGCTGCGCCACTGATCGGTAGACGTTCGTACCGATGGCTCGGCGGAGGACGACCTTGGCCCGGCCCGGGGTCCACTCGCCGCCTTCGTTCGCGATGGCCTGCAGGAGAGCCAGGACCGGCCGAACCTGACCTCCGGGGTGGCGCCAAACGGTCTTGGGGTTGAGCAGGTAGGCACGTTGGCCGTCGACGGTTACGGCTAGGAGGTGACCGCGCCGGGCGAGGTCTCGCAGGTCTCGGCGGGCGGCGCTGCGGCCGATGCCGGACCAAGGGGTGACGCTGTAGAGGTCTTGCGCGAGCCTGGTCGTGACCGGCCGTCGCGGACCTTCCTTGATCAGCGCGAGGAGGCTGTCGCGACGGGCGGTGACGTCCAAGGCGCCTCGGGTTTCGAGAATGGTGGTCACTGGTTGTCCTCTTCGGTCAGGCAGTCTTCGCAGACGGGGCCCTCGGGTCGGCGAGCGAAAGGCCCGGCGGTTCCTTCGCAGCGGACGCAGGCGATGGGGCTCATGTGGATCTCCGGTTGGTGTGGGTGCCGCGGGCCGCCGTGGGGGTCGGCGGCCCGCGGCTGGCAGACGGAGCGCGGGGAGCTCCACGCCTGCCGGTCGGTGGGTCAGACTGCCGGTGCCGTCTCAGCGGCCTGCTTGGCGGCCCGCTTCTTGAGGTGGGCCTCGTAGTCGTCGCGCCAGGCCTGCGGGTTGTGGCCGGCCGCGGCAGCCTCGTCCCACGCCCACTCGCCGATCTCGCCCGACTCCAGCTGCTCGTTGAGATCGCGGACCGTCGCCTCGGCAAGGTCCGGGTCGGCCTTCTTCAGCGCCTGCAAGAGCCGGTAGGCGGACCAGGCGTAGCTGCCCGAGTGGACCCAGGCGATGAAGGCTGCGCGGCCCTTGTCGGTATCCATGTCGACGTCGAACATCTCGGCCGTCGACTGAAGGGTGCGGCGGAGCATGCCTTCCGCCATCTCCGCGACGGCGCCCGGCTGCGGGAGAGGCGCGAGAGCCTCGGCGGGCTCGCTCTTCTGTCCGAGAGTTCCGGACCAGTCGTTCAGCACTGCGGCGCGGCCCTTGTCGTTGCCGCTGTAGCGTGCGGGCATCTGCAGGCCAAGGAAGTCATCGCCGACGAGCAGGAGCGGCTTCTCGGGCGCGGTCTGCCAGACGCGGAGGTGAGTGTCAGCGCGCTTCCAGCGGGCGAGCATCTTGGTGTCGAGGCTGACCAGGTCACCAGAGGTGGAGGCGTCCTGCAGGGCGTCGCGGAACAGGCTCTGCCACTTCGGGAAGATCGGGTCCTTCGCGGGCACGGTGAGCTTGCTGCTGTCGTCGGTGATGGTGATCCCGTTGTCGCCGACGGACAGGTCAAGGATCGTGTCGCCTTCGTGGCTCTCCAGCCAGCCCGTCAGCCAGTCAAGGTCCTTCTCGGCGACGGTGGCGGACCAGGCGTCAGTCTCCTCGCGGACCTTCGTGCGGGCCACGGCGAAGGTGTACCGGTCCGTGGCGAGGGCGTGGATGTGGATGCCGTCGCACTCGAAGCGGATGCCGTTGATGGGCGGCAGGGTGTCGTCGGTGCTGACATGCGGGCGGGCTTGCTTGATGAGGCGCTGGAGCCTGTGGGCGTTGATCGTGGTCACGGGGATCTCCTCCTGGGATGCTGGTGGGGTGCCCCTGTCGAATTCGCCTCGACAGGGGCGCTTTGGTGAGGCGTTGGTGCCGGGCCGGGGGCCGGTGGCATCCGCCGGCCCGGCAGGTCAGGTGGCCGGGACCGGTACGTGCGTGGGGTCCGTGGCCTGCGGGTTGTCGACGCGGACGATGGGGCCGATCCCGAGGGCGTCCCAAAGGGGGCGGACGTTGATCGGGGTGGTGGCCTGGTCCTCACCTGCCGTGGTGTCGCGAATGGACGGCGGGACGGTGACGGCGTTCCGGTTGGCGTCGGCTGCGAGGTACGGGGCGAGCTGCTGGAGCAGCGCCTCGTTCTCGTCGACGAGCTCGTTCCGCTCGGTGGAGAGGCCGTTGACCTGGCGGGCCAGGCTGACGTTGGTGCCGTTCGCCGCCTTCAGCTGGTTGTGCGCTGCGGTGAGCCGCTGATCGAGCTGACCGACGGCGGTGGCGGCACCGACCAGCTGTGCGCGCAGGTGCCGGTTCTCCTCGCGCAGGTCTTCGACTGCGTCGACGGCCCGGTGCTTCGGGCGGCTGTGGCGGCGTATACCGAGGTGGAGGCTCATGGCTTCTTCTTTCGGGTCCAGAGGCTGGGGGCTACGGCCATCGCGCAGAACACGAGGCCGATCGAGGTGGGGACGACCGCGAACGAGTACGCGGTCACGCGGTCGCCTCGTGCGGGCACTTCGCCGCCAGGTCGACGTCGGCCCGGTAGCGGTCCCAGCCCATGAGCTCGACCCGGTAGCCCTGCCGCGTGTACTTGGTGCGCTCGCGCTTGGTCGGCCAGATCTCGGCGAGGGCCTGGCTCTCCGTTGCGTGCGCCGTGTCGCCGTAGGCGGCGGTGAGAGCTCCGCACGGGCAGCCGCAAGGCGCCCAGGTGATCCACACGCAGTTGGTAAGCGGGACCGTCTGGTCGTCGATCTGCACCATGAGCTCAGGCATTGGGGTTCCCCTTGCTGGTCTGGAGGCCGAGGGCTGCGAGGAGTTCGCGGAGCCCGGCGTGGATGATCGGGTCGGTGGCGAGCTGGGCGCCGGTGAGGTGCGCGTACTGGCCGGCCACGTAGTCCGCGGCCCGTATCGCAGCCCGGCGCTCCTGATTGGTGGTCGTGGGCGGCAACGGGGTCTCGTCGCCCCAGAACGCCCGGTCGGTCTCGAAGCTCATGTGGTCACCTGCTTGCCGCTGTACGGGACGAAGTCGCGGGTCTTGGCCGACAGGGCTCGGAAGGCGGCGACGCCCTCGATGAACCCGGCGTCGGCAATGGCGCTGGCCAACCGCCGGGCTTCGCCGGACACGTCCCTGCCCTCAACCGCGGTGTTCCAGCCAGCGGCGTAGGCGCGCATGAACAGCGCTGGGTCCTCGGACGTTTCGCGGGCACGGTCCTCGGCGATCTCGATGGGCCCCATCACGCATCCGCCTTGCTGCCGGTCCGGACCGCGAACTGGTCGAGCGTCTCGACGAATCCGCGGGCGAGGCTGTCGGCGTAGTTCGGGTCGAGGCCCAGGGCCCGGACGATGGACTGGGCGACCGGGCCGGTGATGACGGGCGGCGGGTCGGACAGCAGGGTGGAGACGATGACCGTCTCGGTTCGGGGCGTCATGCGGTCACCCCGTCCGTGGTCCGCTGGTACGGGACGCCGATGCTGCGCACCCCGTCCTCCATGGCCACCTGCGCGGCGACGTCCGGCTCGTCGTCGAGCTCGTCCACCGTCCACAGGACCCGGCGGAGGATCCCGGCGAGCGCCTCGTGGGAGGCGACAACGGCGACGTGGTCGTCGATGTCCGTGGCTTGTGCGGTCGCCAGCAGGGTGCGGGCGTCATCGAACGCGGCGGCCGACAAGGCCGGCGAGATGCGGGTTGCGGTGCTCATCGAGTGCTCCTTGCTTTCAGCTCTGCCTTGAGCCGGTCTTGCGTGGCGATGAGGTCGGCCAGTGCCGCCGACCACTCCGGGTACGTGTCGCTGGTGGACACCGGGGCGTCGGGGTGGGTGCGGACCAGCAGCGCGAACGTGCTGTCGGCGGGGTCGATGGAGTGCCGGTCCGGGTCGGCCGGCGTGCACCGGCCCTGGCACACGAGCACCTGGGCGCCGGAGCGGTAGCGGGCGCCAGACGGTTCGGGAACCCACGGGCCGTGCTGGTCGCCGCAGTGCAGGCACTCGGGGCGCAGCGGCTCCGGGCGGGCGGCGATCGTGTGGGGGATGGTCGTCATGACGCACCGCCCGACTCCGCCTCGTCAGCCATGCGGCGGAGGGCTCGCACGGACAGCCGGAGAGCGAGGAGGAAGCCGCGCCCGGCGCCCTGGGTTTCCGGCGTCAGGTCCAAGACCAGTTTGTCGGCGGCCTCGGCCAGCACCGCTGCGCGGGACGGTCGGGCAGTCAACTCGGCAACCTGGGCCTTCAGCTTGGCCAGTTCGTCGCGCTGCTCCTGCCACACGGTGACGCCGGTCTTCTCGATCTTCCGACGCTCGATGAACTCAGCCATGACCTGCTCGGCCTGCGCGATCGTCTCGGCCGGGACCGTGGCGAGCATGGCGTCCGCCAAGGGCTCCCGGAACGTGTCGCCCATCCCGGCACCCCAGAACGACCAGTCCAGCAGCGACCACAGAGGGCCGCGCTTCACCGGGTCGGGGCCCTTCGATAGCGGCGGGCGGACCGCGCCCCGGCTGAGCTTGTCGGCCATGCGGAAGAGGACGTCAGCGCGGGTGCGGCGCTCCTTGTTGGAGGTGCCCTCCTCGCCTGCCTTCTTCACCAGCCACGCGATGATCTGCGCGTCCCGGTCAGCGATCGCCTCGGCGCGGTAGGAGTCGAGCAGCTGCTCGGCGTCGGTGACGTCATGCAGGGTGGCGATGCCTCCGAGGCTGTCCTCGGACAGGCGGCGGATCAGCTCACGGCGGGCGCTCATGACGCCACCTCGGTCCACTCGCCGTAGCGGACGGTGCGCTGCACGGTGGGCGTGGTCTCGCGAACCCGGGTGGCGGTCTCGACGGGGAAGCTGTTCAGCAAGTGAACGGTGCCGAACTCGTCGCGGAATCCGACCTCGACGACCGGGGCCGGCAGGGCGGCCAGCTCGGCGCGGAGGCGGTCCAGCTCGGCGAGGAGCTCGGTCGCGTACTGCGCCGATGCCTCAAGCCAGTGGGCGACGGGGTTCGCGACGCCGACGATGCTGTCCGGGTCGTACTCGGTGCGACCGATGGCGAGCGTGTTGCCCGGGCGCATCGTCGAGTACTTCTCGCCCTCGCGCTGGTCCCGGAACTGGAGGTCGCCGTAGACCACCCAGCCCATCTCGGGGTCGAGGAGTTCATCGCCCCGGTGGTCGGTCGGCTTCGCGGCGCGCAGCAAGTACTGGCGGCCGGAGTGGTCGGTGACGAGCTGCGGCCCACCAGCGTGACGCGATCCGATCCAGCGCCAGGGAGGCGCGGGAATGGCGTCCAGGTCGGTGCGGATCTCGGCTTCGCGCTCCGGCGAAAGGGCCGTGGGGCTGGTGTTGTTCGGGGCTGCGGATGGAATGATGGACATGGGTCCACCTCTCTGTTCACGCGGATGGTGTGGTGGATCTGAGGTCGTCCCGGACTGGCGAGTTGCGGGGCGGCCTCTTTGCTGCCGTCAGGCAGCCGCGGCGTGCTGGCGGGGCCGGCTGATCCCTCGGCGGAGCGGGAGCGCGTGCACCTCGGTCGCCTTGTAGTACTGGTCGATGGCCTCGCGACTGACGGTGATCCGACCGCCCTCGCTGTCCCGGCTGACGCTGATGCGGCCGGCCGCGATGCGTCGGCGGAGGGTCTTCACGCTGATGCGCATCACCCAGGCGGCTTCGCGAATGTTGAAGTAGGGGGCATTCAGGTCGGCCGGCGGCGTTGCCTGGTCGGTGGGCCTGCTGGTCATCACGTCTGGTTCCTTTCTGTTTGGTCCTCGGTGGGGGCGAGGAGATCGCCGTCAGTCGCTTCGAGAGCGGAGCGGAGGCGGACGTACTTGCTCGGGCTCATGCGGTAGCGGGTGCCTCGTTCGAGCTTTCGCAGGTAGCTGGCGGTGCAGCCGACCTTGTCGGCGAGCTGCTGGACTTCGATCCCCGCTTGCATGCGCTTTTTGCATATGGCCGCCCCGTCCACTTCGAAAGTGGTTGGGGTTTGGTGCATGAGTAGAACCTACCCATAGTTGCCCACGACGTCTACCCATACTTGCCCATGAGTTGGCCACGGTTGGACACGACCTACCCTCAGATGCCCTGTGACCTGGGGTTACGTGTGCATTACTTCCGGCCCAATACGGGCTCAGTCCTGGCTGGTCCCGCCCGGTCCTGCCAAGATGGGGCCATGGCACCCAGTGACCTCGACCGCCTCGCGAAGGCAGCCCGCAAGCGCCGCAACGACCTGGGCCTCGCCCTCAACGACAAGAACGCCAAAGCTGCCAAGACGTCCAAGGGCACCTGGCAGCGCGTAGAGCGAGGGGAGACGATCCGGCCCACGAACTACGTCAAGATCGACGCCCTGCTTCAGTGGGCACCCGGCAGCTGCATGGCGGTCCTCGGCGGCGGAGAACCCATCCCCACGAAGGCGTCGGAGGATGCCCCAGGCGTGCAGATCTCGCAACGGCCAGCCGCAGACCTCGAAGGCCGGGCCCGTGACGTGATTCGGCTCGCAATGATCGCTACTGAGACCGGCCTCACTGTGGAGCAGGTTCGCGAGCTCAGCGACAGGGCGGTACAGGACCTCAAGGCCAACGGGTTGATCTGACCGAAGTTCACCTGATTGGCGTACAACCATTTGCCTTTATGGTCACAGCGCCGCTTTTTCTCCCACCACTTTGGCCTCACATGGTCCCAACTAGCCCACGACGTGGCAGAGTCGAAGCACGCCCTTGGAGGCTCCCGCAATCCCAATCAAGGGGGAGCCATGCAATACAGCGAACCACTCATAGTTGACTACGGGCCGAAATTCCATGGCCATGGCTTTTTGGTCGCCGAGAGGATCGTGTGTGTGATTCCCCGCCAGCTGCACCCCGGTAACGCCGCAGCTTCAGCAATGCCGGAGATGGTGAGGGAACTCGGAGGAAACTGTGGTGACTGTCGCAACTGCCCACTTGGGCGGCGCGGCTGACACCATGGAGCACGTGGGGTCGCCTTGGCGGTAGGGGTACCTGCCGGGCACCCGCGTCTCACCTGTCGAGGGGGTTGCAATGGGCCGGATCAATCAGCATGTCCACGTTGAGTGGCGTGGCGGAACCTGCCGCGTGAAGTGGTGGAACAACGAATACCTTGAGAACGGCCGCAGACGGTACGAGTCCAAGGGTGGATTCACCGACGAAGAAGCGGCCTACGAGTACGGCCATGACAAGCGGTCCGAGATCCGGCACGGCACGCACGTCAAGAACAGAGACGGCGCGACCCTGATGTCGGACTGGCTGGACGACTGGCTCGCCGCCATGGACCACGGTCACCTGACGGAGCGCGGCTACCGGTCGGCGATCGAGAACCATATTCGCCCGTACTTCAAGAAGCAGAACGCATCCGTCGGTGACATCGACGTTCTCGCTTACCGGGCGTTCAAGAAGCACATCAACGCGAAGATGAAGAAGCCGAGCTCGGCCAGCAACATCATGATGGTGCTCGGCATGGTGCTCGACGACGCGGTGCCCCGCCTGATCAAGACGTCACCAGTCGAACGGACTAGGCGTCGGGGAAAGTTCGTCAAGAAGCCCAAGGAGCGCAAGAAGGACATGACGCCAGAAGCCGTTGAGCAGCTGGCGCGCAACGCGAGGATCTACTTCGGCGAATCGGGCTACGCCTTCATCTGGACCATGGCCCTGACCGGCATGCGGCCGGCCGAGCTGTTCGGCTTGACGCGTGAGTACTGCTACCCGAACTGGCCCATCACCGACCCACGGTCGGACCCGGACGAGGCGGAGCGGTACGAGGAGGACGTCGAGCGGTACGGCAAGACTGACGGCCTGATGCCGGCAATTCGAGTAGAACGCCAAGTTCAGTACGCAGACAGCGTGCTCCAGTTCTTCCCGCCGAAGTACGAGTCGCGCCGGACGCTGGTGGTGCCGCCGTTCCTGGCGGAGCTGCTGGAGAAGCTCCTCATGTCACACGACAGCGAGTGGGTGTTCCCGGCGATCCAGGGCGGGAGCCTGGGGGTGGTGAACTTCGACTACGTGTACTGGCGGCCGATCGCTGACGGCGCCGATGCGCGCAAGGGGCCGCGAGTCCGCCGGCCTCGGGCGGAGATGCCGACCGTGCCGTCGTTCAAGGGCAAGCGCCTGTACCTGCTGCGGCATGGCCATAAGGCCTGGCTGGACGAGGACGCCCATAGCACGTTCGCGGTGGAGTCCCGGATGGGCCACGAGGTGCCGGGTGTTGGGGGGATCTATTCGAGCGTGACGGTGCCGATGGAGCGTGCCATCATGAAGACGATGCAGGAGCGTTGGGAAGGTCTGCAGGACAGGTTGAGAGGGTCGGAAAGCTAG